AAATCTATTGTTTCAATAACAGGGCTGTAGAACCCGTCATCTTCCCTAGTGTAAAAGTGTACACCAACTGGGATATTCTCTGTGTTTGTTACTCGGTAAGTATTACCGGTGTTCCAACATGATACTTCTTTATACATCCTTTTATTTTATTAATTTAATTATACAGGTGAATATACACACTTCAAGAGCTGGGGTCCATCCTGTGAACAGGTACGCTAAGAAGCTTACTATCGCGATGTGTTCCAGTCTTATTGTGTATCCTTTACTTTCCCTGTCCAACATTTTTCTTTACGTATTGGTCTGCTTTCTTATTAAAAGTCTGCTGACTCTTGGCATGTACTCCTGGCCTTTTATGGCGTGGCTTGGAGACGTGTTTGCCGATTGTTTGTTTAGCCATTTTTATCTTTTAGTTTATAATACCAGGCTACAAGTAGTAGGACTAGTAACCCTAGCATTAAGCCTTGTATTAAATTACCTTCTGCTACTATACTCATTTAACTGCATTTTGTGTAGCCGCAGCTTTTACATACTGCACAGCCGTTTTCCATTACCATTCCGTTACCGCAGGTGTCACACTTGACCCCCTTAATCTCAGTACCCTCTGGTATATATTGCTTGAGAATTCTAGCCATTGCTTTGGTGAAACTTGTTAAGTCCCCCTCAGTCTTGTTTAGTTGTTCAACTATAAACTTAATCTCAGCACCGTGTCTTAATGAAGTAGATATTAAACGTGTGATGGCCGCCTGGTCCTCTGTAAGTTTCTCTGTAATCGTACCGTAGGTGAATTCACCGTCTTCCGATACAAGAGTGTACTTACCACTATCTATCTTCACTACATTATACTTATACGTAGTATTAAGTAAAAAGTTGTCTTTTTGTACATTAAAAGCAAATAATTCGTAAGGTTTATTTTCAAGTAAGCCTATTAGAATGGCAAACTTGTCCCCCCTGACAGTCGCATACGCAAGCTTGCAGGGAAGTGTTTTAGGGCGTTTAGGAGCGCTATGACTTTCAAACTTACTTTGCTTCTTTGTTTCTTTGGTATTGAGTACTCCGTCCCTACACCCGTCTCTGTAGACAGTGATGCCTTTGCAACCTGACTCCCAGGCGTAGACGTATATGGCCGCAATATCGCTTTCAGTGGCGCTACTTGGGAGATTGATTGTGGAACTGATGCTGTGGTCGATGTGTTTTTGGATTGTGGCTTGGAGCTCGACTCTAGCCCTGGGGCTGATTTCGTGCGAGGTGCTCCCTTTGTACGACGCCGGTTTGCCGTACTCTTCGTATTTTGGGTGGTATACTGTATACTCTTCCCACTTGTCTCCATTTTTGTCAACGTATACTATATTATCTGAGTTATCTACTTTTCTTCTTCTTGTGTATTCTAAGCAAAATACAGGCTCTATACCACTGGTAATACCTGCTAATATTGCTAATGAGCCTGAGGGTGGTACTGTTAATAAAGATATATTACGCCTTTTTACAGGGTCTATATTTTTATCATAGGCACCAAAAGCACCTCGTTCTTCTGCCATTGTTATACTGGAGCTGTAGGCAGCTTCTTTAAATGTGCCATACATACTATCCGCAAATAACCTAGCTTTCTCTGAACCGTATTTAAGATTAAGGCCTGCAAAACAATCAGCTAAACCTATTGCTGATAATCCTGTTCTACGACCTGATAGAAGTTTTTCTCTTATTTTAGACCATAATAAAATCTCCCTTGACGTAGTATCTATGTCTTCATTACTACTGTCCAGTTTGTCTAATATTAAATCTATTTTATTTTTTTCAAGTTCTATTACATCGTCCATCAAACGTTGTGCGTTTGTTGTAACTTCTATGAACTTATCTGTATCAAATCTTGCATCTTCTGTAAAGGGGTCTATTACAAAGCTAAAAAGGTTTATAGACATTAATCTACATGTGTCATAAGGACACAGCGGTATCTCCCCACAAGGATTTGTAGACACAGATTTGAATGCTTCATATTTATCCGCAGGACTATTATTTATAATAGTATCCCAGAATAAAACACCTGGTTCAGCAGTCTTCCAAGCCTGGTGTATCAGTTTACCCCACACACGTGTGGCGACTGCGTCGCCTGCTTGCATGCTTCGCATGAAGGCATCGGTAACCTTTACACTTATGTTACAGCCTGTTAGTTTGGTAAGGTCTGACTTAGATTCTATGAAGGCTTCTACGTCTGGATGGTCTACATTCATAGTAAGCATTAGAGCGCCTCTACGGCCACCCTGTGCCACTTCTCGTGTAGAATTAGAGTAGCGATGCATGAAAGAAACAGCGCCTGTAGAAGTGTTTGCTGCATTGTCTACGAATGAACCTGAAGGTCTTAGGTGAGATATGTCGTGACCTACACCAGCCCTACGTTTCATAAGTTGAACTTGTTCCTCATCGATTTTACAGATAGACCCATAAGAATCAGTAGTGTCACCAATGACAAAGCAGTTACCCAAACTAGTGTATGAATAATTATTACCAATCCCATAAAGCATCGAGCCACCAGGGATAACGTATTTGAAATCTTTGAGTAACTCATATATATAGTCTTCTGTTAACGGGTTGGGATAGTTAGCTTCTATCCTAGCAAACTCTTTAGCCATCCTATGGAACATGTCGTCAGGAGTAGCCTCAAGATATTCACCTTCTCTATTCTGTAAGCAGTATTTATCAACCCACACGTTAGCTTGCAGGTCGTTACCTTTAAAATATTCTGTTGCTGTCCTTAATACTTGTTCTCTAGTCATGTCTATATTTTGGTATTTCTGTTTCTTTTACACTTAACCCACATAGTATGCAGGTGTACCAATCCCCACTGGGGGTTGAACGCTCGTACCTAAACTGATGCGTTTTGCAATCTTTCCTGTCCATTCTGTTTCTCTAACCACATCATAAATACTAGGCAGCAAGCAGCGTGACTTAGGTGTGTTTCACCTGAGTCTGGGTCTATTAACTCCCCTTTCCTATGTGCTACCAAATGTCTCATCATAGCAGCGTAGTAACGTTCTTTACCGTTCTCAACTAACTGCCAGTTGTTTGGAGCATATTTGACAGCCCCTGAAGTTAGTACTTGTACTATATCTTCTATGCAATCCATAGGGAGTAAGTCCCAACGAAGTTTACCATTGTCTAGTTTCCTACCTTCTTCCATTCTTTTTATTCTTCTTTTCTATTTTAATTTCAGCTTTAACTGAGAAATATGTGCCTACCCAAGACCCTATTATAATAGGTATGATATTAACTAACCCCTCTGTTACGCATAAATATGAGCCTAGAATCCCTATTACATACATCATAGCCCCTGTGTTCGAGGCCTCTATAGGCTTTAGTTTGCTTGTAGCTATTGTGTTCTTGGTCCCTATATACTCGTATATGATATAGGACGGGAGGATGGCTAACCACAGCCACAAGTTTATCTGCTGCATAATCTTCCATATTAATCCTCATCTTCTATTTCTGTTTCGAGTATCACTTCAGGATGACGACACTTTGAACACACACTATTGTACTTGAAGTCAGCAATGAAAGATTGACCACACTGGGTACATTCCTGCTGTATCTCAAACCATTCACACTTATCTACATCAAACATAACTATCGTTGTTAGTATATACTTATACGTAATGAAACGCATAAAGTTGCATTATTTTAAATAAAAAAGGCCCGTTACCGAGCCTATGTGCCTAAATCAAACTTATGACCTAGCTTATTTAAATATTCCCTTAATTCGTATTCTCGATTCTTGGCCCATTTACGTTGTCGCAGTTTAACAGCTTCCCCGTTCTTCCAATCATCTTTACGTCCTACCTCTTTCTTTATCCTCTTCTTCATTCTTTTCAGTCCTAAGCACAGGTACCCCAAAGTAAACAGTGTCCTGACTGTCTATTTGTAGTTTAGCGATGACTATTCTAAGTACTTGGTATTTAGCCTAACGCAACTATTCACCTTGCCACTTATGGGCTGTTGCCGTACTTTTTTATTTCAACTCCTGTTGAGATAGAGGACTCCTCACTATGTGTGTTCACACCCCCTATGTTGTCTTTTCGGATACGAGCCCTACTCAGAGATAACACTACCTTATACGATATAAAACAAAAAAGGTTACACGAATGTAACCCTTTACAGTTATTAAATTGTGATAACACATTTAAGCTTTACCAACAAGCTCGTACCTACGTAGAAGCTTGGCATCTTTTAGAAGCTCAAAAGGCATCCCCGCGGTCCTAGGATAGAAGACAGTATCCCCCACCTCTAAGTTCCTTAAACGTTTTGGTACATCCTCGTCAGCATATTCAGTACCTAATTTGATAACAATACCTTTCTGTATGTTAGCTTCAACTTTTCTCTTCTCAAACTTAGGCTCAGTCTGTTCAGCCTCATCTAAGTTGCTAGGCTCCTTGTCTAAGACAGGGAATTCCTTAGTTACCATTACAGGCTTCATTGGTTTAACCAGTATCCTGTCATCCATTGGCGTGTACTCTATCTTTATAGATAAGTCTTTAGCCAGTTGTTTATTATCTTGCATATACATGTATTTATAGTTATATATACGTAATATACTGTATAAGGTTACATATATAGGTTATTTTTATGTGATATATCCGCATGCGTATGGTACCCTCATTCAAGCCTCCCCGATGCGTGAGTGGCGACGAGCACCCCCCACGGTCGACTCGCTCTTTCGATTGTTTCACAAATCTCAAATCGCTATGTCAACAAAATCTAAACCTTCCGCAAAAGCTTCAGCTTCAGACTTTCCTGACATCGACGGATGTGTCTATCTCGGTAGCAGAGCTACACTCAACAAACACATTGCTCGTGTGCAACTACCTGATGGTAGTTACATCCAAGCATGGTCTGACAACAAACCCTCAATGCCTATCGGCAGTGAGTGTTCAGTCAACCATAACACAAGGTCAGACAGTTACAACTTATGGTCGTAACAGTCTTTGTCAGCAATGTTACAGTCCCCTAAAGGGGATTGTAACCTTTTGACACTATAGCAATTAGTCAATCATGGCTATCATTCAATGAATATATAGCACATGCAGGTAACAGGATGGGCTGACTGCATTTAAAAAGCACAGTACAGAAACAAACATTGTTATGCTTCAATGTATTATTCACAATCATTAACTACCAAACACAATAGTTGTAGGCGTATAAACTAGAAACCTTCACAAACATTTATCTAAAAGCACTATTGAGACGACTATCAGAATCGAGATAGACTTAATAGTGCTTTACTTTGATTAGCCAATCACTCGCAATAAACGTTCATCTGCCTAACAAGGCGTCTATTTATAATGTGTGGCAACATTATAGATATGATTACCACGATGTCGCGAGTGATTTAAAATACTATCAATACCAGAACTGTTATGAAACGTTACTGAGTATACAAATTCAATCAGCCTTGAAGTGACCCTGGTGCAGGTTATCCTAGACACAAATAAAAATACATAGGACACGTAACTGTGAATTGCACCCTTAATTGAAATCACTAATCAATTAAATATATATCGCTATGAAACAAGCTACAACAACAAATGGTTTTGTTATCAGTACATTAGGTAATATCAAATGGAATGATAATGAAGAACACCTCAATGAATCAACAGTTGAGATGAGTGAACGTAACTTTCGTATTCTATTAAGTCTTATCCCAAAGACTGATGAGAGTAAAGCAGTACACATTGATTGTCTTCGCTTAAGAGCTAAGATGAATGAATTAAGCTATAAAACAGATAGAACAAGGAAAGAATACAATGAAATCCTTGAATCTGAATTAGCTTATAGTATATTCGTTGAAGACATCAAAGAGTTCAATACACCTGACATTAAGATAGTCGGTAAGATTGACCTTAACAAATATGTGTAATGTCAAAAGACGTTATTGATAATTTGTGTATCTTTCTCAAATTATTGTATGAACAAACGAAAGATAAGGCTGTACCTATAAAGATATATGAAATGGCAAACAAATATAAATTGCCATACTATACTGCAATATCAACAGTATTAATATCCAAAGGTATAATTGCTAAAATAGGCTCTAATAGATTAGGATTCACATACATGTGGATAACTACTACAGAACCAAATAAGCATATGGCCGAAGCCGTACTTAATGAGTGTAGAATGAAATGTAATCCTAAGAAAGTTACAGTTGACAATACACACATTGTTTATGAAGAACAAAAGAAATTACCAACAACTATTGACATGCTACAAATGTATGTTGATGAACTTAAAATGTCTTTAATTTCAATGGGATTCTCTAAAGAGAAAGCACTTGAGATAATAAAAGGACATTTACATTGATATCACACAAAGTGATAGTAGTGTAATCCTACAACGCTGTGGATAAGCGTTTAAACAAGTATGTCCTACAAGTCCTTGTTCATATTCTATTTATAGAATTGTATACAGGGGCACCCTGTTCCCTTCGTCTAGTGGTTAGGACGTCACCATTTCATGGTGGATACGGTTGTTCGATTCAACCAGGGAATACTAACTAACAATAATTACTAACAAACAACTATCGCTATTATGAGTCAGACAGAAAGAACTTACGGCAATACCAGTCGCATGGAAGGTGTAATTCGTTCGCGTTTTACATCATCACATATGAATGCGACATATGGTAAAGACAATAACATTGTCCCAATAGACTGTGTTACATGTCAGAAGAATACAACGGGTAAAATACCCAAAGATAAAAAATGTAAACTAATTTGTGGCTAACATTAACAACTATTAAAATGCTTACCTCTATTTTGTACATGGGTTGTGTATTCAGCTTATTAGTGTTTAGCTTAATACAAATTGACCTATTCAAGTCAAAAACACTACAGAACAACGACACAGCTATACGTCATCGCAATATTGCGTTAATGTGTGGCATTCTTTGCATAGTCTTAATAATAGCTTTTCTAGCTAATATAGACGAATTCCTCAGTAATAACCAATCCAATAAATTGTCTTATGAGAGAAGAACACCAATGCAAGAACACTCAATTCAAGCAATTGAATTGCGTAGCTCTCTTAAGATAAAACAGGATAACGGTCCACTTACCACTGAGAGAGTTTATTACTTAAATCAACCAATCATCCAATGATACTTCAATGGTCAGTCATTAGAGTTAAAGCAGTCAGAATAATGATTACTAAGACTAAACAAACTACACATGTTACATTAACATTTGTAACTAAGACTCTACCATTAGAAGAAATGTATTTGTCGTAGCGATAGACAATGTAAATCGTGCTTAGGCTTAAACCAAACAGTTGTGGGAACTGGAGCCTGAGCCGATTTATTTAAATTAACGCTAAATTATTTCGAATCAGTCAACGTATTTATTAATATTAATCAACCAGTTATGGAAAACGTATCTTACACTAACGACATACTCAAAGATGCAATCAGAAAGTATGAAAGTTTTGATGCTACTATCGAAGGCCCATTATCAGCCTCTAATGATAAGCAGTATTACAAAGCCAAATTCAAAGCATCAACAAAAGATGATGACGGCTTCATAGGGCAGTCTAAACTGTACACCAAAGTATTCTTCGAAGACAGCCATTCACTGTTATTCGCCGCAGCCGCTGACGCACTGGAAAACAATACACCACTCAAAATCAGAGCAGGTCGTGTTCAGATTCCTTGCAAACCATTCTACATCCTCGATGCAGACGGTGAAAAACAGAAAAAAGCAAACGGTGAATTCAGAAAAGGTAAAGTTATCACTCTCTTCCTCATCGCTGATGAGAACTGGCGTGCACTTTATGATGCACAGTGTGACCAGCTCACCAAAAATGGTGCGTGGGTACCTGAAGAAGTAGCCGATGAAGAAATCGACGTCGAAGAAGAAAAAGCAAAAGACGTTAAGAAACCAAAGAAATAATCCTCGCGGATTATACCACTGCGATGCTATCAAAGTACCGTAGTCTAAAGCCAGGTAACGCAGTCTACACACCTCGTAGACTGCTTACTCTTTGGGCTTCGCACCAGAGATTACTTTAGGCTTTTACTAATAAGCTTCCCTTTGGGTTGCAACCAAGAACATGGCTCTAACAAAAATTAAACAACCATTAACATGGCTATAACAAAGAAATTATCAATCATTATTATCTTTATGTTATGTGCAATATCAACATTTGCACAAACATACATGATACAGTGTGAATCTGTTACAGTATCAAACTATAACAAATACACTAAAACATGGAACGACTTTGGTAAACCTACCGAAAACGACTGTATTATTACAGTTAACCCTGAAAAGAATGTAGTTACCATATCAAATGGTTACAAGGATGCATTCAAATTAATAATAGTAATAGAAGAGCTTAAAGGTAAAGACCCTAATGATGGTGACCCTTACAGGCGTTTCGTATATATTGCTATTGATAAGGAAGGTAGAAGTCTCAGAATAGTATTAACGTATTACGATTCGGGTGTACGTACATTAACTGTAGTATACAACGATATACGATATCAATATCAAGGACACTTAATTGATTTTAATACTGAAACATAATGCCAAGAAAAGTATTTACATTCTATGGTGTACAATTAATACGTAAACCTGCTCTTTCTAGCGAGGATTTCTGTAAAGGTTGCTATTTCCATAGAGAAGGTAAAAATGTCTTTAACACAAGACATCTTTGTGTAGAAAGACATACAAATAAAATGCCTAATTACCCATGTATAATAAAAGGTAAAGATGTTATCTTTGTCAGAAAGGATAAACATGGGAAAAGGTGATGGTAAAACTAAACGCGGTAAGATATTCAAAAAATCTTATGGCCGTACTCGTCCAACTATTAAATCATTAAATAAAATCAAAAAAAATGAAAGGATTCAAAAGCTGGATACGACATCTACATAGTAGATTCTGGTGTTTATATCAGAGTTGTGGGGGTTATACAGGTACATATGCTAACTGTATTAATTGCCCTGCATATCATCCTAACAAAACTAACTGCGAAATAAAAGATGATAAAGAAAATAATGAGACGTGAAACCAGGTCAATTCTAATAGACAAGGAAATATTCGATGAATATCGTAAAATGGAAGATACAATATATTTTTTAGGTATACGTATCTATCAGAAGAATTACGTACAAAATATCGATTATAAACAAGCTCAATTGGAGAATAAATCTATCGGCTTTGCTAAATCAAATCAAAATGAAAAAACAAAGTAGTAATCGAATTAAACGAAAGAATTTAAATTCTCGTTTAAGAGCTAAAAAAGCTAACAAACATAAAGGTCAAAGTTTCGTTAAGAAAGTTATGGCAGATAAAATTGTCGTAAACGACTCAGTGAAACCAACTTCAAAGCACATCTGGCCAAATCAGGCCCAACCTAAAGGAGTATTTTAATAGTATATGATTTTTATCATTACACAACACATTCTACCATTCATTATCGAAATCAAATCGATAATTGGTGAATTTGAAAATACTTATCACATCAAGCCTGTGAATCAGGTAATACCTTCGAATCAAATCAAGGTTAAAGAAGCTTTATCCCGAATAAGAAAGCGAAAGTTGATTAAATACTGTTATGCCTCAAGACAAGGCGTTGGGCAGAGTTAACACTTTATATTTTACATACTAATTAGGGATAAATACAAAAAATTGGGTACCTACTATAAATATTAGTGGGTACCCTTAACGTGGAATTAGCTCAGTCGGTAGAGAGCGTCAACTTATATCTCTGAAAACAAATGTATACAACACTTATAGGCGAAGAGCTAAAAATAGATGTTGTAAACCTCGCGGAGTAACGGGCGGGATAATGATAAGGATTAGGCCAATCAAAATCATTATAGCAACACGGAACAGTCATTCAATACTATAACATGAATGTAAGAGAGAACGTTGAAGGTCGGGGGTTCGAATCCTCCATTCTACACGATGTTATTCGTTTGTACTTTATTTACAGTTTAGTTTGGACGCGGGTTCGACTCGATGGGTCGGCTATGTAGTAATACATAGTACAAATTATGGATGAATTCAGGGAAAACTAAAACAACCCACTGTATAGTGAGTTGTCATGTCAATCCTGAGCCAAGCATGCAGAGCATGAAGGTGCAGAGACTACTGGAGTATAGCGATATACTTAATTACCAGCTAGAGCGTCCATCTCCTTATTTATTAAGGATGAAGAGATAGTCCGGGATTTAACAAGTTTTCTTAACTTGTCCTTCGAAAGAAGGTTTTTGTGAGCAAGTCTATGACAATTAGGACACAGTGTAATAAGATTATTAAGAGTATGAGTTCCACCTTTACTAAGTAATTTTATATGATGTATATCCCTAGAGGATTCTTTCCAACCACATGCCTCACAAGGTAAGGTAGGTAAGATATACCTAAAGAAATACACTATATCTTTATTATTAGTCTTGGAAATCAATATTCTGTAATATTTTGTTTTACATTTGTTAGAACAATATTTAGATTTTGTGTTAATAGATTGATAGTTAATTCCACAAGTTAAACATTTACATTTCCTTAAAGGTTTTGTAGAATTATAATGTTTACGTTGACAGGATAAACCACAATATATAGCATTACCTCTATTTATTTCTCTATTGTCTGCATTAAATTCTTGTTTACAATGCAAACATTTCTTAACAGTTGTTTTCATATATACTTATACGTATATGGAGCAGAGAAGTTACATAAAACAGTTAAAAAGTGTTAATATTTCCAGCCCGCCAGCTCCACTAAATAAAATATTAACCCGCCAGTTATTGTTTTAATTGTTGTTGTTTTGTTAGTTTGCTTGGGGCGTGCTTGCACCCCCAGGCTTTTTACCCGGTAAGTATACCTAAAGTTGGCAATAGGCCTGTGTCAAAAGCAGGAGATCATAGGTTCGAATCCTGTACTTACCACAGTTTATAATTAATTCATATCAAAATGAAACCATTGTATTTTTTATTACGTGTTTTTGCTACACTTACAGTAATGTGGGTAGGTTGGTTAATAGTATGTCCAATACTAATTAACAACGATGAATCAGATTTACTTGTACTCTTAGGGGGACTTGTAAAAATAGTTGTTGTTCCATTTCTTATATATCTAATTGCAATTGATCCAATTATTAAATATATTAAAAATCAAACTAAAAAGAAAGACGAATGAAAAACTATTTAATCGGTTTATTACTGCTAACCACAGTTGTAATGACATCGTGTTATGAACGTGTCGAACCTGGAAATGAAGGCATTAAAGTTAAAATGTCCGGACAGAATAAAGGTGTACAGCCTATACCTGTTAATACAGGCAGGTATAATGTAGGATGGTATTGGGAAATATTTCAGTATCCTACATTTACAAATATATATCCTTTTACATACGGTAAAGATGAAGGTAGTGAAATCGACGAAGCTATAAGAATTCAATCCTTTGAAGGTCTTGTATGTAATGTTGATATTGCTATAGCTTGTCATACTGAACCTGGTAGAGCTCCCGATGTATTTACCCATTACAGACATGATATGTTGTATATAATAAAAACATTCTGTAAACAGGACCTAAATACATTTTTCATTGAATATTCTTCACAATATAAAATTGATGAGATATACAGCACCCGAAAAATGGACATGCTAAAATATGTTAATCAAAGAATGAAAGAAAAGTATAATCCTACCGGTGTAATTGTTGAAGATGTTGTATATAAAAGTGAAATACGTTTACCCGAATCTGTAGCTAAAGGTATTACAGAAAAAGTAAATGCAAATGTACTTGCTATACAAAAACAAAATGAAATTGTTCAGGAACAAGCTGATGCTCAAAAGAAAATTGCACGTGCTGAAGGAGAAGCCCAATCTTTATTATTGGTAGCCAAAGCACAATCAGAAGCAAACAGATTACTAACTATTTCTCTTTCTGAGAACCTGATAAGATACAGGGCTTATGAAAAGTGGAAAGGTGATGTTCCTACATATTCTGGTAATGGGTCAGTTTTACCCCCATTATTTACCAAATAAAATAAGTGGAGGCGGGTATAGCCAAGTGGCAAGGCAAAAGTACCGAAATAGGAATACTATTTACGGCTTTGATCAGGAGTTCGATTCTCTTTACTCGCACTAATTTAAAATCAAATCAAAATGATTAAGAAATCTTTATTATCAAATCCTCGGCTTAGGTTTCTTACCATAGCTGAGATGAAAGAGAAATTTGGTGAAGCATGGATGGATAATAATCCGTTACTTGATACTAATGATATGCTTGTTATAGCTAGTCATTATGCAGGTAAAGCAATATACCCATCAATGGTTCATGAAACTTCATTACAAGGTAAACATTTCAGATACGGACCTACACAGTCATTGTGTAATGAGAATCTAATAACAACAAAATCTTTACCTAAGTATGATATAAACGGCAATGTTATCACTCCTGGTAACATAGTACGTATAGAATACATACCCTTATTTCAAGGTGAAAGATTCGTAGTTCCTGATGATTTACGTAACGAACCAGGTACTGCAGTAAGAGTACTAAAGGTAATTAAACCGTCTGATTATTTAGTTGACCATTGTGGTCTTAAAACTGAATTAATAGACCGGTATTGTGTTGCTACTGAACTACGTAATCCTGCTTCAGGTGGTTTTATTGATATATTAGCTAGTACATACAGTTCTTTATTTAAGGACGGTGTTGTAAGAGCATTTGAGATATCACATAAAGTCATTAAGAGCTCATCTTATGAAAGAAAGGTATATTACCATCTAATACCACGGGGCTGACCTGGCTTTTGACAGCTAACGCTGGGGTAGAGGAGAATCACATCACCGAGATAAACGGCAAATTATCAATTAGTCCGTATGCACTTCTGTCAGACAGAGCTGCATAAGGCCAGAAAAGCGGTTTTACTGCTGAGTATGTAAATCAAGGGGTTGTGCTTGCACACCCCTTACTTTTAAACTAACTCATAAATCAAAATATGAAACGACAAGAATTAAAAGAAAAAAAGGAATTTTGCAATCTAATAGTAGATATAGCAAAGGATGTATGTAAGGCATCTAATCTATGTCAAATAACCAAAAAAGGTTGTAGAAGATACACATTTGAAGAAAATCCTTCTTTATGTTGCAGATTCTGTAAACATTTAGAAATTGGAGTAGGATGCAAAGTTAAAGCTTTAAACTGTGCTATGGGAGCTTGTTATTCAGATTGGATACAACCTCGTTATTTAAGTTCTGAAGCATTGGAATTCTTCGGAGAAGAACACCTACCAACCTTACTAAAACTACAACTTTTAAAAACTATCGTAGAAGTTAATGTTGGAAATGTATTCTATTCAAGACTCAGTGTTGATGAATCTTTTTCAAAAAATGCCAACGTATACTCTAGAATATCTACAAACAGATTTTTTAGAGGTTTAGAAAGAAATAATTTTGGCATAAAACGTAATTTATCTATCAAATCAAAATGATAAATCCAATAAGATATTGCTTGAATTGGGTAAAACTTAAATTAGTTGAAGTTACTATCAATAAATACCGTATATACGGTGAAGATAAACTTAAACTTAAGTACAAACCCCTTTTAAAGAGACCTGTAGTTATTGTTATACGCATACGCGTTAATGGTAAAACTGTAGGTTTGCTTGTAGCTTCCCAACAGAAGAATCAACAAAGAGTTACCTATGTAGACTTTATATGGGTAAATAAGAAGAAATGTAGTGGTATTATACCAGAGACTGAATCAGGATACTACCAGGCTATGTATGATGTATTTATGCATTGGCATGAAGATATTATAGTTAGGCCTATATGTATGTATAAAGTCAATAACTGGGATACTGAAAAGAATATTCAACGAGAAATTGCGATATCACTCAATATTTCTAAAGAACAACAAGTTGAAAAATTCAGACGAATACTCACGTTATATGGATTTAGTATAAATCCTACATTAACTCTTAAGGATGTTGAATTCTTAACCCCTTATCGTGATAGAGAAAAGATATCAACTGTAATCTATTCACGTCTAATCTAAAATTCGTCCGTTGTTTCACTATATCAAGTAGGAATACCAAGAATATTGTTTACTAAACTTTACGAAAATGGATCCAAAAGACAGAAACAACAAACGGCCGAATCTTTCTCCTCAGCAGAGACTTGATGTATTACGTAATTTACGTGATAATAATCATTGTTTAAGAAAGCCTGAACGCCCCTATGACCAGGATTGGTTTATAGGTGCAGTATTAGCTTCCAAGCTAGAACAGACTTACATGAACGATATTAATTTCAATAATCGCTTCTAGGAGATTTAGCCTTGGGGTCACAGACCCCTTGGCTTTTAATCGAATAATCATAATCAATATGAATATTTTTTATAAATTGTTTCACAAAAACCAAATCAAAATGGAGAACAGATTAATTGCATTACTGACTGTTATAGCTTATTATGAGAAGTTTGAAAAGGACACAGAACGTCTCAAAAAACTAAAAGCCGGTGTTGATAGCGCTACAGAAGCGTTAACAAAGGACATCAAACTTCCTGATGTTAAAAAAGAGGAAGTAAAAGACCAGAATAAAAGTAATCTGGTTGACAAAAACACCCCCGGAGCTAATCTTAACAACAAAGATCAGCAGAAAAAGCCGGAAGAAGAAAAGAAGAAAGTTGATGAAGCAAAAAAGGAAGTTAAAGCAACAACTGCCCCTGTCATCAACGAAGCTCTGCTCGAAATTGCCCCCTTCTATCCTTGCACAGTACTTGCAAAAGGTGCTAAATCTGCAAAGGATGTTAAAGCGTTCGCTCCAAGAAAATTTAAAGCTTGGAAAACTCAGGCTGACAAGGATCAGGCTCAGGGTGACGCTAGCTATCCTATTGTGGAGGACCTTGAATTAGTGTTCGACACAGCATGGGATATGGCTTGCAAAGGTAGCACAAACAAGGAAATCCTTACAATGTGCAAAACCGAACTTGCTGACTATTACCCAGAATTGAAGGGTGATTCAGACTGGTATGGCAAATTGGTTAATCCAATCGTTGCACAGGTACAGTACATCAAGAAAAGCTTTGGTTACAAAGTTGATGATAAATCTGTAACTGTTACATGCCCGAGAGAAAAAGGTCTTGAACTCAAAGCTGATTCTGACTGCTACGTTACAAAAGAAGAGCCTAAGAAAGAAGTAAAGGCTGAAGAGAAAAAGCCCGAAATGAAAACCGTTCAGGAAACCGGCAAGAAAGAAGAAAAGAAAGCTGAAGTTAAGGAAGAGAAGAAGACTGAGAAAGTCGACAACAGAGTTGACGAAGAAGCTCAGGAAGACCTTGACCTTGACCTTGAAATCGACCCGGAAGATAACGAAAGGGATACTACAGTACCTCCTGCCGTAAACAAATTCGAAGAGTTCAACGACTTTGAAAATGTTATTTTCGAAAAGATTCTTGAAGGTGCTCGTATTGCTGGTAAACAGAAAGACGACGCTTCAAAGAAAGCTGCTCAGGCTGAAAATCGCGAAGAAGTACGTAACTTAATTGTTGCTAACTTTGATGGTGAGGAGTGGACAGAGAATACCGAAGAAGGTACCTTCAACAAGCATGTTATAGATTATCATAACAGCATCATCCGGGAAATTCAGGCAAACAGAGCCAAATGGCCTAAGTAAATTTAAGTAAGGGGAGTTCAACACGAATTCCCCTACTTATTTATAACTAATTTAAGAAAGTGTCTTGCTAATAACACACAGTTAAAGTTTACTTTACATGACGCCGTCCTTGACGTTAGTGTGTTGGGCCTAGCAATGTACAATCGATATGATTTGTGTTTGTACAACTTACACATCGTGCTTTATTCGCGGATAACTAATACCGGACTACTCAGGTATGCCTGACATAAGCAACGGATTAAACCGTATCAGTCACAGTTGGAGACACTTTTTTATTATTATTATCACTATGAGTAAACAATACAAATCTACCTGGCATAAGATGCGTGAACTTGTGATACTATCTTTAAACATTATTTACATCAAGGATACTTTACAATTCAGTGAACGTCTTCATGCTAAAATACAATATTTAAATGTTACTACTGGTTCTATCGCTGTGTTACAAGACGATTTACAAAGACGTAAACACGAATTGAATAAAAGAATGAAAGAACTTTTGGAAGATATACTCAATTCATCGAGACCTGAAAGTGATTTCTGTTTCAACATAGAGTTAGAACATGCCTCATTAACAAGGAAACAACTTGAAAAAGGGTATGCCTTGTATACTAATATCAGAAATAATAGTTATGCTCTCAACCTACGTAATGGCTGTATCTTACCAATAGATAATCCAGAACTAACTGTTTCAGACAGAAATCTAATGAGTTTAGAATACACAGCTCATCATGATGGTGCAGTATATAAATATTTCGATATTGACCTATCAGACCCTTTAACTAACAACATACGGTACTAATGGCAAAACCTAATCAAAAACAGATTGCCGTAATTAGAATGCTTCGTCAGCAAACAAATTTTTGGGAAGGAACGAATGATATTCATTCCCCAACACATCATTCCGATAACGATGAAACAGTTAATAATGTAGAAGGATTAACTACAAAACAAACTGAAGAGTTAAGCGGATTAATTGACGATCTATTCTTTTTTATAAGAAATTTAAAAGTTTAAAGGTTGAATCTTTACATACATGAGAAGATAACCAGGCATATGTGATTGCAATGTCACACTATAACCTTTCGAACGTTAATCAAAAAACTAAAGAAGGGAGTATGGGGTACGATGATGCTTGTCATTACGTATAGCCATAGCCTGTCACTTAGAGTTATCCAGCCATATAGGATAATGAAAGACTTTCATACATGTAATCTCAACTGCCATATTTAAGAGGTTGTTGTGTAGTGGCTTGCCAGACACAATGAAGGGACTTATAATGGCGACGCGTACTTGCTGCGTCTAATAAATACAGAATAAAGAAGCAAACGACAGGGACATTCTAATTCCCTACAAGAGATGTTTACTCTTCTATTACAAATGGATTTTATTTGTAACGGATTGGTTTTAGCAATTAATACCTAACGCTAATCGTACATGAGTAATCACAAGGCCTTGTATATAGACTGCAAGAGGCACCTGAGCCGATATTTCGGCACCCTATGTAGCATCAAGGATAATCATCTATCATGCGGAGAATTCCCCTCTAATTGAATCGAAAGCGAATGTTAAACAGGAGTATCGACTGAGTCCGTCCAAAGGACTCTTTTTAATAGCCACTTGGTTACTTGTTAAGGATACTTCGAGTAAAGTGTTAAAACCTGCTTATTGTTGTACATGCGAGTTTAGGTACAAAGCTGTACAAGGTTGAGCCTATAGTATTATCTTCGGATATTCTGGTTACTACATACTAGGTGGACTGTCAGAGCCATAAGTATGGAAGCGATTCAAAGACAATAAGAAGAAACATCCTACCTAATATCATGGATACTATGTATATTAATAGCCTCGCTATTTGTGCCCTTTATGTCTCTTCACAATTGTATGTGGACTTGATGTTTAGGAAAGGTAGAGCAATAAATGTACACTAGTGGACAAAGTGGTCCCATCGTAAATGGGATGCTTAACGATAGAGCTACGCATGCCTCTTGTTTTGACTGAGAGAGGCTAGTAAGAGGTTCGAATCCCGCCATTAAGAGAATTAAGTATATATTATTGATGGTATTAGAAAACGACTAAGCGAAGGGTGTAGGCATCGGCCCGTAACGTCGTGGGTAATTTGTGAGCTTGCTTCATATTACTGAACATACAGGACTTATCGAGAGATAAACGTAAATTGAATAAACTATCAAAGGTTTAATTTGTACACAAGGTTGTATTGAATATGTGGAATAGGCACCTGATAAAGGATTAACACCTACCACACAGAAAGAACATTAAAAACGGCGGTTAAAGTTCGTTACCAGTATTCCTTTTTCGCTTCATAGCGGTGTCTTAGACATGTAAGGTTGCTCGTTATCCGAGCTTTAGCCCTTACCGTTTATTTATATCATGAAAACAGAAAAACATAACTTACATCGTGACTACGAACCGTTCAAGGTAGTAGATTACATGAAATCCCCTCTCGTTAGAGGAATGATCGTTAAATTACGATTTTGGAAAGTAAGAAAACTGACACTACTACAATTTCTATGGTTTCCACGTCGTTTCAAGGACATTTATTTCTGGTTACCTTATAAGAATGTAGTAGACACTTCTACCAAGTATAGTGTATTAGGATCAAAATCAAGATTTCCTTATGCTAACATATGGTTTGAAGTAAAGCCTACTAGTGAAATCTATGAACAAGGACTCAATGATTTCATATTTAAACAAAAAGCTATTGCAAAACACACAAATGAAATTCGTACTATGCAACCTTTCTTAACCAGTGAGCTACTCACACTTACTAGAAAGAAAGTAATCAAAAGATTAGACGATTTCTTATTCAACAAGACTATGAAACAACAATTCAAAAAGTGAGTTCAAAATCAAATGTATATAAACAAAATCAAATTGTTATGTCAAAATCAAATTTTAAAATGCCTGTTATGGGTCAGCCTGTATGGGTAATATCGGAACAGCCTCTGGATGAGAGAATATCTGTAGTTGGAGAACGTGGAATTCTTAATACACTTGTGTATTTTGCTCCTGACGCAATTATGGTTGTGAAGATGGATTTCGAAGACGAAACCATGACCAAACTCGTTATAAACCAGGGTCTTAAGCATAAAGATGATGAGACAAAATCTCTCGAGGTTCGTCTTGACATCAGAAAAGCAAGTGAAAAAGAACCGGATGGTACTTCAGTTTTCGCTGATGAAGATGAGGCAAATGCTGTTGCAATACGTCTCAACGAAAATCAGAAGAAACAGGCGAAGAAACTTTTCGACCTTTTCGGTAAAGCTTACAATGAGTATGACCAGATCAACGGTACACTCAGGAAATCGAAATAAGTATTAACCTCTAATCTACATTTAACATGTCAGAAAAGAAAAATCCAAATTTCTCTTATATCAACGAGAGAATCGCCGAAGGAATCAAAAAAGAGGCAAATGACGGGGCAGTTGACCGCGTTGTGCAGAAAAGAGTTGAAGCTGAGATAGCACGGCGTGCCGACTTACTCGAGAAAGCTCTTGACAAGTACAATACTGCTAAGAAGGAACTTGCAAAATGCGGACCTGACCTTATTTCACACGGTGTCGTGGAAGATTCTGGTACACCAGTAAAACAGTTGGCTTACAGTGATAAACGCTGGAAAGAAAGAGAAGCTCTCGGCAAAACTATTGCAGACCTTGATATAGCTATCATGAAGGCAATGGGTGCTGAAGCTGATTATTCTAAACTTCAGAGTTTAATTGGTGGAGCTAAACCAAAAACTGATGGCTCAGCAGAATAAAAAAGTATATGGGATTCCACTAATTGTATCCCTAAGAGTTAAGGAAATTATCAACAATTCAAATGACGTAATTATTGAACGTGTTCTTGAACACATTGCAATTAAGGCACAACAATCAGATATGCGTATAGAATATGGTGTAAATGAAGATTGGCATCAGCATCATACCATCGAAGGCATGAATGATAGAGGATGTGGGTGTTTATATTGTCAGACATTTCATAGGTATGTTAATACCAAGGTGTCTGCTCATCGACTACGTAGGAGAATTGATGATTACGACTATATGTGTCGTCCTTACGAAGGCTCTACGGACTACAAAACTCTAAGTGATTTAGAGAAAGAGTGGGTCCGACTGCGAGCGTTTAAAAATCAAATTAAACAGCTTACAGGATTATAATATTAAAGGCTCTACGGAGCCTTTATACTGCCGTCTTAGCTCAGTGGCCAGAGCTGTTGCTTTGTAAGCAACGGGTCGGGGGTTCGAATCCCTCAGACGGCTCTAATAATAAATCAAAGTAAAATAAAACCAATTGAACCAATAGATTTACTCAAAGAGAATCTAGCTGAAATGAATAAAGCTATCGACAAGAGCACTGTATCAAACTATGCTACTGTCTCTGAAAATCTTAATCCTTGGATTGAGAAATACGAAGAAGCTATTAAAGTTCTGCAACTGTTAAATCAAAATCCTATAAAAAAATACAGATGGTTTAAAGATGGTATGGAACCAGCAATAAACGGTCAATGGGTTTTGTTAAAGGAACTTAAAAAAGAAAATAAAATAAATTTTCTTGTACTTTCTGATGAACTTGAAATAAAGAAACAAAAAGAAGGTAAAGGAGAAGAAATACCTGATCATAACAGTAGAAAAGGAGAATATGAATAAAGATATTTTAATTATAATTGCTATATGTGCAAGTATACTTGTACCTAGCGTCATTGCTTTTTTATTAGTCTTAGGAGTAAATAAACGCATAAAATCTAAAAATAATGAGCAGAGTTAGAGTTACACAACCTGTTCTTGTACGTTCTACTACACCTGAAATCAATTCACGTATAGTAAGAAAATCTAAAAGATTAATTAAAAGAATAGAAAAGCATCGTGCCGTTGGAGTCTTCATAAAAAACGCTTTTGGCGTAAAAGGAAGATTTGTATACATCGGTACATAATCTCAGCACAGAAACTTAAGCATGTCCAAGTCCCATATATGGTAAACCAACGCACACCAGCGTTGTCTTATGGATAGTTGTTATGTTTGATTTCTGCCCTGTTTCTCGTGTCGGGCTTGCCCACACATTCAGCCATATATCACTCATCAATCAAAATTAAGTGTAATTACCTATTGTGGTCAGTTGACCAACAGCAATAGGAATGGACGAAGTATGATGAATTCTAGTTTAAAAAACGCAACCGTTTCTACTTTACTATGTAGCGTAATCATTCTATTAAACATGGACTTGTCTAGTTTAAAAACGTATTTAGCTAAAAGGCCACAGCCTTTGCGACAACACGAAAAAATGTTACAAAGCTTAGAAAAAGAGAAATATACTGTGGTTTTGCCAAATATGTATCTCCTTTCAGTGGAGAAAGATGTATACACAGGCATGTCTACATACGTACATAGTACGCTTGCAAGGACACAAACGACAGTGAATAATCTTCCCGTATCCAGTACGGATACAGACTGTAGGGGCAGTCCTTTAAATAGGTCACCCTAAGTAAACTTAAATTGTTTACATTCTGAACACTGAATGGGTGTAGGCTTGCCTCACCCTTTCTATTATTAAATCAAAATAATAAGCCAATGTTAACAAAAACATATAAAGCCAGACTAATCAAGGTCTGCAAAGTTTTGTTTCCAAAATATAAATATGTTAAGCTTGATGCTTTACATAGAAATGCCATTTTCTACAATTGTCGTATTCCTATAATATCATGGTTTACATCTTCATGGAAGATAAGTATCACTGAACTTATTAAATTTCAGATACCAAATCAGCTTGCTGACTTTAAATATGGTAATACAAGGCTGATAAGTATAGTTCAGGAAGATTTAGTAAGATGTGATATTACTAAGAAAAACGTAATTGATTACTTCCTTGAAGAAATCACAGAAGTTAAGTGTGCTGATTTGTACAAACAAATGAAAGTAGTACCTAAACTTATCAACATATCTGAATCTACTCCTGAAGAAGATGAGTTATACAGCACTATGTTTGAGTTCTATGAACAGAAAAGAGAAGTTAAAAATAACAAATCTTATTATGTAAGTAAAGAAGCTGTTTTTTATAGTGCTTTATTTTTACTTGTGTTATATTCTATACTTAGAAATATGCATTTTTAACCATGTTTATACGAAAAGATAATCGAATTGACGTCACTATATTTGACGTTTCTAATAGTAGTATTCTTAGCAAGAAAGAGATGTATGATCAGGCTATACAAATGCATGAAGAAAGTCTTAAATCTGCTACTGATATAAAAACTACTACACGGATTGTAATGCCTACTATCTTTAGCTATTATAATACAGAGTATATACATTCTACTTCGTGCTCACGTAAAGCTTTATTCAATGATATATTAGGTAGAGGATTAGACGTGGGTGAAAAAGAATGGGGTGATACAAGAATCGTTAATAAGAGAATATCTACCGACAGAAAACCTCAAAAACGTAGAGCAGGTATGTTTAATACACAAGTAAAAGAAAACGATGCTTTAATAAATGATACTAAAGCATACGATCTAATGCACAAGTATAATAAAAATACCTTAAAACGTTCCGGTTTAAATATCACATCTTCTTCTAATAGTGATAAGGCAGTAAAAGGAAGTTATGATTACTATCTTTATGATGACTCCTCTATTCCTAAAAGAAACACTTTTAAAGAAGAAGACTCTGAATTACATCACGTTGATCGAGTACTAATTATTGATACTGTATACACTATTAGTGAATTACCTTTATTAATAGATCAAATGTATGATTTATCTCGTATGTGTGATAATAGTTTAAACAGAATGGACTATTTAAATATATATCGAGATTTAACACGCAGATTAACCCAACGTACTCTAAATAGAGAATTGTTAGGAAAGTATGGTATCAAAGACTCGCGTACCTGGAATAGACTAAACAAGACTAATACAGGAATAGGTTCAGAATATGGTACATACTATAAAAAAGTATTTGATTCTGTACATGAAGAAAACGAAGCTACTGAGACACTAACGTCTAATGTATTTATACCAGTGACTTACATTTTCTTTCTACAAAAATCAAATGGTTTATTTATGACTAATGATAGTATCATAAAAGAATCTCACGTAATTAAGAATCCTCAATTCTTTGTAGATAAAACACCTATTTCTGAAACTCTTGGTTTTCCAAGTTATAAAAGCGAAAGCTTTATACATAACGATAAAGGTAAATTAACGTTTAAAGTACAAACTCATACAAGTATTTTACCTGAACTAACAACATCCAACTTCGATTTAAAAACAACACTAACAAGCATACCTAGTAGCTTAGCTGAACGCCTATTAAAATCAAAATTAAAAGCAGTTAATAATTATGCTACTGAAACAAAACAATACGAACATTATATGTATGATATACCAAAATCAATATTGGAATCAGACCTAATGTCGTCTTTTCATTTCTTCAATAAAGATCAAGTAAATCAAATTACTTTTGAGCAACGATATCATAATCATTTCTTTTATTATAAAAGAGTTGATGGTAGAATAGACTTGTCTTACTACACCAAAAATATAAATGCTTATTTAATTAATAGATTTGCAAGTACCTTTTATGGTTCAAATATAAACATTGATGATATAATTATCAGTGGAGAAATAATGTTCAAATCAGGTGTATCACTTGAAGAACAGTATTCTAAACTTGAAAACAGACAAAAGATATTAGCTGAAAAGTTTAACGATTCTAAAGAGACTATTCTTACAGAGAACATGTTTCTTTATGAAAAGACCAATCTTTTGTTTATGTATCTGCTAAAAAAGACAAACCATTATATTTGTATGGACCCTAAAAACAGAACTGGGGATTCCTCATTCAATAGATTTAAGATTTTAATCTGTAATAACAATTACATTTTTAAAAAGGAGTCTATAGACGCTGCCTTAACCAGCGATATAAAATGGTTAGAAATAAACAGTGTACATAAAGCTCATTTATATGAGTATTTGTTTGTTTATGTAAAAAACCATTCGAAAGAAGAAATTCTAAAGAAAATTCAAGATGTATTAACAGGTTTTATCACTACAATAGAAAACGATGCTATAAAAGCAGTATCTACGGATAAATTAGTAGATATCTTTATCGAGCTTGTTTCTAAGAGAGGACCTGTTCACAATATTTTTGCAGATTTTTATAATCGTTTCTATAAGTTAGTAAGGGTTCATACATCAGTAAATGCAACTCTTTTAGACATTGTAAGTAGAGGTCAATCAGAAGACTATATACTTAAGATAGTACATGATGTAAGTATGACTACTTATTTGGATAATATCATGAGAATATTTAGTTGTCTTTCTCTATTAATAAGACTATTTGTAGAATCTAACTCTACTTATGTCATTGATGAGAAAGGTAAATCTTATGATTTTCTACTAAATAGCCCTGCTTTTGCTCGTGCTCATCAAAATTTCTATATGTACTATGGAGGACGTGAATATCAATTTGAATTCATTAAAAATAGTATTGTGACAAATTCAACATCAACAAAAATAGACAGTCTTGAAATATTCACCAAGCTACTTATTAATAACTTCTCTAAAGAATACTTTGGTACTCTAAAGAAAGACAATATGTAACTTTTCAACTGTTTATATCGTATAACATGGTACTCGCCTGGTTTTTGTTAAACCAAAATACCTGTTATGAAAAAGCCAATATTAGCTTTTTTTCTTTTTATGTCTATGATATGTACAGCGATGGCTCCTCCGAGTAACGTTTTAAATATCATTGTAGACAGTACACCCATCATATCTTATGAAATAGGCAACTACAATCCTTTAATCGTAGGTATGTATAAATACGAGTGTAATGGAATTGATACTCTTGTAAACGAACATGAACAAGCGTATGGTCCTCTACAAATTAGACAATGTCTTTTGGACGACTACAATAAGTTAAATCACACAAAATATGTATTAACTGATTGTTTTAATTATGAATTAGCTGCTAAGATATTCTTATATTTTACAAACCATGACAAAAAAGGTAACTTGATACCAAATAAAACTTGGGAGCATGCTGCTAAAGATTGGAATGGTTCTGGTCCAAAAACAAATAATTATTGGAAAGAAGTTAAAAAACTAATTTAAAATATTACTTACTTAATATCGGATTCATGGTTATTACTAACCATTAATTACAAACTCATGAATTTCAAAAATCCCTTTACGAAAACATCAAGTATCACATTAAGTAAAGCGCTCGAGTTAAAGGATATTCTCCAAAACAAACTTAAATCAAATCATAACATTCTGAAACTAGAAAATAGCGTATTCGTAGGTCAGAAAAGAAATTATGATCTGAAAAAGATTGTCAAGGAAAGTGAAAGTGTACAGGAACAGTTAATCACCATGAAATTAATAATTCAACAGGCGAATCTAAAAGTTGTTGAAGGTGAGAAACATTGTATTTCCCATTATGTATATGTTCTTTCTGAAAAGAAACAACAGATACTAAATCTAACCAGCATGCTCAAGGAAGCCTTTGAGGGTACAGGTAAAGATAAACAGGGAAAGACTGTCACTTATGCTAAACCGATTTACACACGTCCAGAACTTGAAGATTGGATAAACAAGTTACGAAAAGAATGTTACGAGATTGAAGACACAAAGTTGACAACTCTTAACAATCAGATCATTGTCGAACTTCCATTCAAAACCAACTTAGTATGAACATTGCAGTAGTCGGTTCTTGTGCTGATTCTAATAACTTAGCGAAAGAACTAAACAAACGTTTAAATGACTCGATTATAGCAAGAGTTGACCTTTTGAAAAATATAAAGGAGCTTTTGTTGCAGGACATGAACGTTAACACGAACGAAAACCTTGGTACTTATGTTGGAGATGTAGAGTCTTATGATTTTTCTAAGATTTCTACAGCACAACGTGCAGATATTCTGAAAGCAGCTGAGACTATAAATAAAAATGTAGTTGAACTGAAAAAAGGATATTCACGCTCTCCGTACAAACTAAGTACCTTTGACGCTCTTACGAACAGTCTTCCTACGGGAACCTATTCGTTTATCAAAGTCTATTCCGGTATTATTGATGACTCTCGTATAGAAGCTCTGATAAGAGACGAGTCTTTTCTAACCAGTACAATATTCGTAAAATTTACATCCCCAAAAGATGTTATTCTTCCGATAAATGTTTCTCAAAAACATATTGATACTATAAAAAAAGATGGTTTTGCATATGTTGAATGTGCAGACTTACAGGAGATATTCAAATCTGAAGTATTTCAGTTACTATTCGAAACAGGCAATGAAAAAACATCTGTGAAAACAGAAGTAAAAGAAGAAGTTGTTATGGAACAGCCGGCAATAAGACCTGGCCAAGGCCTAATCCATCATTTAAACGTGGTGGCAGAAGCAGCTTAATAATACACATAATGAATCATGTGATAAGGGGGTATCGAAAGGTATCCCCTTTTTATTTTAAAACCAATCAAAATGGAAACATTAACTTTATCAGAAAGTATCAAAGGTCTGATGACTAGCCTCGTAATCGAAACAGAGGATAACATCAAAGACTACATGAATGAAAAAATAACCAAGGAAACCAAAAAGGTTCAAATTGGTAGTAGCGTAGATATAGCAGCTTTACGCGCAAAAAGACTCATAAACACTACAATCACTGAAGTTGTTGAAGAGTTAAGGAAAGAACGTGTAAATTATGCGGTTATAAACCGTATTACAGACCTTATCAATGGAAAACTATAACATTACACAGATAATGGAGTATATAGTAAATTGTGGTGATACTTTAACTACAGACGTATTTATACTTCCAAGTAATGTTTATTGTCGTCTTGTTAAAACTGATTATCACATCATAAAGCATTTTGATAGTTCTACATTCAAAGAAGTAAACTACAACGTGTACTTATGTTGGAATTATGAAACAGGTTTAAAAAGATTTATTACTTTTGATGAGTTTAACGTTCAATTCAAAGCGTACTGTCTATTTAAGACGCACGATGACTTTCAAGACTGTTTAATACAGGAAATACTTGACAAAGATTTATTCGAGATCGCTGCTCAAAGCGAACATATGTTCTAAAAAAGAAACTTGTTGTAACCTTTACTTTTTCATATCGTAAAAGTAGAAACAACTTGTTAAGTATGTCATGAAAGTTAAAGTAAAACAATCAATCTTCGGTAACTGTAGCTCGGGAGAACATCCTATGAGATTACATGCTGATGAAGGCGATTCTTTAAAAGTTATATTTCAAAATCCTACACATTTTATCTGCGAAAGTAAATACTATGAAGGATTAGAAGTTGTAGTCTTTCCATCTCAAGTAGCTGAAGTTATAAGAGAGAAAGATATATATACTGATGAGTATGACATTGAGAAGTATTACCATGTCTATGAAGACAAAAACAAAACTAATCTAGATGATCCATTTTGTACAGCATTCGAATCTGAGGAATCAGACGAACTTATTTAAAAATGTTAGTACTACCATTTCACTAGATGACGCACTTGAATTACTAAGTAAACACACATTACTAGCTCTTGATACTGAAACTACAGGACTGGATACTTTAACTACTGATTTGATTATGTTACAGATCGGTACTATAGAAGGTGACCAGTTTGTGTTTGATATGCGTAATATCGACGTAGAACGATTTAGAGGCCTGTTAGAGGCATCTACTCGTACTTTCATCGGGCATAATATCAAGTTTGATTACAACGTCTTAAAATCAAGGAAAATATTATTAAGTAACGTATACGATACTATGGTAGTAGATCAAGTTATTTATAACGGTCTCTACGATATGCAATATATACGTAAGAATCATAGATTCTCTTTAGCAGGAGTGTACAAACACTACTTCAATGAGAGTATAGACAAGGAAACACGTCAACAGTTTCATAAGGTTCAACAAGAGCCCTTTACGGAACAACAGATTGTATACGGTGCATTAGACGTGGTATATCCATTTAAGATAAAGGAAAGACAGGATGTAGAAGTCAAGAAATTGGAACTACAGCCATGTATAGACCTTGAAAATAAAGTAGTCTTAGCCTTAGGCGATATAGAGTACAATGGATTTCACCTTAACCGTACAAAGTGGTTACTACTTAATAGTCAGTACAAGATTAAAGCGTTGGAGACTGAACACAAATTGGATGAATTGATTTTAAATCAGGGAGTCCGATGGGTTAATAAGTATAAACTTGACGCACGTCAGACTGATCTCTTTGATTCCTCTTTTGAAACTAAACGGTTGACCACCATCAATTGGGGAAGTGATAAACAGGTTTACACAATATTAACAAAAGTTTTTAATTTATTACCTACCGATAAACATGGTAAGCCAAGTTCTGGAGCTAATGCTATAGAGCTACTACCAGCGAAGCATGAAATAACATCATTGTTATTACAACTTCGTAAGGAAGAGAAGGCTGTAAATTCATTTGGTGAAGAATACTTGAAAAAGTTTCAGGACCCAGATGGACGTATTCGTACTCAGTACAACCAGATTATTGAAACAGGTAGGATTTCTTCTCGTTCTCCTAATCTACAACAGATACCTAAGGAGATCGACTTTCGTGCTGCTTTTGAAGCCCCACAAGGACGCTTAATCATTACAGCTGACTATGCAGCCCAAGAGGCACGAATAATTGCTGACAGAGCAAATGACAAATCGTACATTGATTTCTTTTTACACGGTTCAGGTGACGTACATTCGTTCGTTGCTACCAAGATGTTCTCTGCCGCATTCGGTAAAGAATTCATTGTAACATCTACAAATGAGAATAAAGCTTATCGTCAAAAGGGAAAGATACTTAACTTTTCTATTTCTTTTGGTGCTTCAGCTTTCACTATTGCACAGTCTCTTAAGATTCCACAAACGGAAGCTCAAGAATTACTGGACTCTTTTTTCAGGGGATTCCCTGAATTAAAACAAATGTTTGACGCTAACAAGGCCTTTGCCTTAAGTAATGGATTTATCCGCACTAATGATATTACTAATAGAATCAGACATTTCAGGTATTGGAGTGATTACCTTAAGCTAAAAGCAAAATCATATACAACTCGCGAGGAGTCCTCTAGTTTGATGAAAACTCAGGGGAACATAGAAAGACGAGCAATGAACACTCCTATTCAAGGTACTGCATCAGATATGACAAAAACTGCAATTGTGTTGATACGACAAAGATTACTTGAAAGAGGAATAATGCCGTATGATCGCAATGCTATTGCTAAACTTGTCAGTGTGGTGCATGATGAAACTAGCATAGAGTGCATTGAAGAAGTTGCGGAAGAGATTGCCAGCATTCAAAAAGAATGTATGGAATCTGCTGGAGCTATATTCGTAAAGAGTATGCCTTTACCAGCTAACCCAGTGATTAAGAAACATTGGGACCATTAATGATTAGAATATGATAGTCACTATAGATACAGATAAGATGTTTAAATTAGGTATAACACCTGATGAATACACTTTACTGCAACTTATACAGAATAGAGCCTTAGTAAGTGCTGCGAAGCTAATACAAAAGGTTCCAACACTAACATCTTCTACTTTAGAAAAATTAGTTGACAAACGACTAATACATAATACTAATCAGGATGGTAAAATGGATGTAACACGTATCATGTTGCGTAACACATTCGTCGGAGAGGTCAAAAAAGATGATCTCTTCGAAGAACTGTTACTTGAATATCCAGGTAAGGTTGTAAGACCTGACGGTACCAATGACTATTTAAAGACAGACTTAACCAAATGTCGTAAACTATATATCCAACTAATAAAGAAGGATGAAGTTTTACATAAACAAATTATGGACTGCTTGAAACTTGAAGTTCGCGAACGTAATAGAACCAATAAAATGGGCTATATGAAGCGGTTACCTAAGTGGCTACTCTCTGAAGAGTGGAAGACTTGGCAACAACAACTTGGAGAATCAGATGTCGAGACAATTGATTTAGGTTATGGACTTAAACTAGAATAAATGGTACTACCTTATATTCACATCGCAGATGCAGCTGATGAGATTATATCCTACATGGACAAACGTCGAGTAGGGAAAATAAGATCCCTTAAGACTAAGTGGGAGAGATTTAATAACCAGTGTATGGGCGGAATTGAACCTAATTCAATTTATACATTTGCTGGTATAAGCGGTAGCGGTAAGTCTTCATTTCTAAATACATTAGAGTCAGATTTGTTCGAGTGCAATCCCGAAACAGATTTCGTGATATTATCATTTAACTTTGAGATGTTATCTAGTAGACAGGTTGGTAGGAAACTATCTAACAAGTTGAACAAGACAACCCAGGAGTTATATAGTGGTTTATCACAAGAGACTTTCAATGATGAAGATATGAAGAATGCTCAGCGTGAAGTTGAGAAAATTAAGAAGCTACCAATTTATTATATTGACCTACCTGGTACAGTCGACGAGATTCGTGAAACTATCCTGGCATTTTCTAAGTTAGATTTTGTTAGGAATAAGTGGTTAATCATCACCCTGGACCACACCCTTTTAACTAAGGGTAAATCAGGAGAAAAAGAACGAGAAATTTTAGCCAATCTTCAATATATGTTCATGGAGATTAAAAAGTTTGCTAAGAACACAGTTATTCAATTAAGTCAGATGAATAGAGAGATAGAAAGTACGGATAGGCTTAGCAACCCATCAATGCACTTTCCAACTCGTAGAGACATATTCGGTGGAGAAAGTGTCTTTCAAGCATCTGATTACGTAATTGTACTACATCGACCTGAGCTCCTACTCCTAAAGGTGTATGGACCCGCGGGCTGGCCTGTCGCCAATCGTGTATATATGCATTTCCTAAAGAACAGGGAAGGAGAGCTTAAAGTGCTTACCTTTACCAACGACTTAAAGTACAATCGCATTGTTGACTATGATCCATCTTCAGCAAATCCTGTTAATCTTCAACTTTTCAATTATTAACATTAAACTTTAGACTTATGTTACCTTACGCACGCAGAATCGTTTTCGAACCTGAATTCAGACTTCCAAACTACTCTTACGAGGCACTTTACGTGAAGAAAGAAGAGAAACTCATCAACAACAAAGGTGAATTCTTTGTACATCTCGACGAAAAGACACCGTACCTGAAAGAACTTGTTCGTCAGGCACAGAACCTCAACCTTACTGTTTCCGGTGATGGTACAGCACCTGTCAAAGGTGGTGATATCACTGAAGCAAGAAAAGGCGACCTTATTTCTTTCGGTTCAAGTTCACGTTTCGACATGAACTGGATCAAAAGAGACCAGTACGCTTGTAAAAAAGGTGTTACACCTGTTTACGAAGCAACAAAAGACTGGAACAAGATCGAGAAAGCTCTGAAACAGTTCGCTGATCAGAAGAGAACGATCAATACCGTAGACGGTACACGTATCAATTTCCACAGCCGTTTCATGATGGTTGACGGAAGGTGTATACCTTATACAAACAACCAGGTTGCAGTTCTTCTCCCGGCAGTAGCCTTGAGAGATCTTGTAAACCAGTACGAAATCGAAGTTAGGATTATCCGTAACTTCTAATTGTACAAGGGGGGTGCTTGCACCCCCCTTATTTTTAAATAATGTTGCTCTTAATTGAGTAGGAAAACATGGATGGGTATCGTAACCTTAGGGTTATAGATGACTAAGCACGGTAGAGAAAGACCTCGTGACAACATTATTTATTTTTAATTATTCATAAAAGTGATTTATGGCCAATAAAGTTTTAATTATGGGTCACCCTGGTAGTGGTAAAACATCATCAGCACGTGACCTCGACCCTAAATCAACTTTTATTATATGCCCTGACGAAAAGGCACTCCCTTTTAAAGGATGGAAGAATAATTACAAAACCACTTACGATGATAAAGGCAAACTCGATCTTTCGAATACAAACCTCTATCACACCACTAATCCCCAAGTTGTCAAACAGCTTTTAAAAGCTATCTCTGAAGGTAAACCTGAGACTAAAGTAGTATTAATTGATACTATCACGTCTCTGATGATTTCAGAGGTAATGAAACGTATGGGCGAGAAAGGCTTTGAGAAATTCAATGACTTTGCCGCTGATACGTATCAGATTATAAAAATGATTGATGGACTTCGCGCAGACCTTACAGTTATTGTCGTAGCACATGTCGAAGAGAATTACGATGCGGAGGGATCACTTAGAGTATCATTTATGGTACCTGGTGGTAAACTCTTAAAGGAGAAAATAAAAGTTGACGGAATGTTTACTACTGTGCTCTACACTGAAGTAGAGGTAAAAGACAGTAAACCTAGTTACTATTTTCTTACGCAAAATAATGGAAAAAATAGTTGTAAGTCCCCAGAAGGCATGTTCAGTGAGATGAGAATTCCTAACGATCTTAAATTCGTTTTGAACCGTATTAAGGAATATGATGAAGGTGACGACAATTAATAACTGATAATATTACGAGTATGTTATATACTATAACCCCCGATATACAGAAAAAAGATGTAAGTAATCGGTATATGTCGACTGGAATTCACAATGATTGTGAACTAGTCTCCATAGAATATAAAAAAACAGATAAAGGTAGTGAGCTTATAGCCTTCTATTTTGAAAATGCTTTTCAAGAAAAGCTTAATCATACAGAATGGCGTGTAATGCCTACTAAAGATATCAACACAATGGGAGAAGCTGAATCTAAGATATACCTTAGTTTAGTAACTGCCCAGATTAGGCGTATCAATGCTATAGCAACCACATTCATCTCGGAAGAGGCGTTCAGAAAAGTTAAAGGTAATACCTTTGAAGAGTTCTGTACTAACGTGATTGCAGCTATTGGTGAATCCTATAAAGGTGTAAAGGTTCGTATTAAAGTAGTTTACGATAAACGTAACTTTACCGCACTTCCATCGTATACCAATTACGAATGGATTGAACTCATGACTGTCCCTGTTGAAGATTCTAAAATTAAGATTCTTCCTAAAGACAAGATGACCAAATCCGCACCTAAGAATTTAGCAGGTGCTGACGAAAAAGAGAATGAAATAGAAATTGAATCCATCACTGTTAAAGAAACTACTATAAACGTAGCGCCTCAAACAGAAGATGATTTACCCTTCTAATCATATAATGCCTAGTAAAGCCTCTTCCAGTAGGAACGTAACTAGGTAAGTGAAACGGGGCTCGAAAGGGCCCCTTTTTATTTACTAATCAAAATCAAAATGAAAAAAGTAATAACAGGTTTTTATAATACAGAAATACTAACAAAAACAAAACAAAAAGCTTTTATGGAAGAAGCTATCTTTTTAAGTTATAAAACTATCGTAGAATCAAAATACGTTAGAGAGAGTTCAAGAACGACAGAGCCTGATATAAGTATTAAAAAAGCTCTAAAAATATGTCACTCTTTAAAAGCTGTAGATAGAAGTATACAATTTGGAATGTTAGAACCTTATGGAGAAGTAAGTTTAATTACAACTTACTTTAAACATCCTACTATAAAAGATACTATCTATAATGACAAGGGATGGCTACTACTATATTGTTATTTAACAATTGAAAATCTTGATAAACTTGCAAAGAAATATAATTTAATTAAAACCTAAATCAAAATAGAATGTCTAAAAAAAGAATATTTAATGAAGAATCTCTGAAACGTTTTATTAAACGTGACTCTCGTTCTTTACTCGAAATTGCTGAGTATTTCAACGTAACTCCAAAAGAGATAAACAAGTTGTTACTTACAATGAAAGAAAATAAATACAACATACTTGAAGATTCTAGTCCTATGATTGCATTAGGTACTGATATGAATACCGGTGTTGTAACTCATCCGTTTGATCCACGTATGTGGCAGGGAGATACTCTTAAATTTGGATTCTCTTCAGATAATCACATGTGTAACAATAATAGCAGGGAGGATGTAAATAATCTTCTGTATGATATTTTTGCATCTGAAGGAATTGAAGTTGTATATAACGGAGGTAATTGGATTGATGGAGAACATCATTTCAATAAAAATGAAATTTTTATACGTGGATGTACTAATCAATTAAAGTACTGTGCGAAAAACTATCCTTATCGTAAGGGTATTATAACGAAATTTATAGCTGGAGACGATCATGAAGGTTGGTATGTCCAGCGTGAAGGTATTAATGTGGGTGAATATCTTGTAAAGCACCGTAGAGATTTAGGTATGAATGACCTTGAATATCTCGGATACGGTGAAGCAGATATTTTACTTAATGAACCTGATCAAAAACACGAAAGTTGGTTAAGAGTATTACATCCTGGAGGAGGTTCAGCTTATGCATTATCGTACACAATGCAGAAATTAGTTGAAAGTTACCAAGGAGGAGAAAAGCCAACAATTATATTAGCAGGACATTACCATAAACTTGATTATTCTTTTCCTCGTGAAGTACATGCCATCCAGTTGGGTACTACTTGTGATCAAACATTGTTCATGAGAAAGAAAAAGATACAAGCCATGGTTGGTGGTGGAATCGTGGAAGCACGTAGAGCCGCTGATGGTAGTATTAATCGAGTAAAAGTAGAATTTATTACTTTCTACGATAAGTCTTTCTATATTGGTAAAGATAAATACTTTAAAGGATAATGATATATGATGTAGCATTTGCAGTAGACTCAGCAACAGATTTGCGTAAAGCAATACTAAACAGTGTCACTGAATATGAAATCTACAGTTATTACCTGGGGCATGCCTTTCAAATAGGCGTGCCTTTCAGGTCCCCCTTCCATAAAGATGATAAACCTTCTTTTGGAGTCTTTCAATCACGATACTATAATGGACTACTTCATAAAGACTTAGCCGATATTAGATTCATGGGAGATTGTTTCTCTTTAGTAGAGCAACTACACACAGGTTATACCTACAGTGACGCTATACACAGAGTACATCGTGATTTAGCTTGTGGTAATCTCAAGCCTTATCTTTGTTTTATGGATAAAAAACCAACAGAAAAGAATACCAAACTACGTAAGCTTATTCAGTATGAACCTAAGTTTCTACTCTCAGACTTTGAAAGAAAGTACTGGGAAGAGATAGGGATTACAGAAAATTGGTTGAAGTTCTTTAATGTTCACACAGCTTACCGTTTATTCGTAGAAGATACGGAGACATGGTTAAGTAGTGCAGAGAATCCTATTTTTATTTATAAAGTATTTGATAAGATTAAAGCTTACAGACCTTTAGAAGAGAACAAATCTAAGAAATGGATTTCTAACTGTTCTAGATACGACATACAAGGATGGGAACAATTACCATCAATTAACGAAACAGATACTATTATCATAACTAAAGCGTTAAAAGATGTCATGGTTCTCAGAACACTAGGATATCTTGCTATTGCACCACCAGCAGAATCAGTAATGATACCTGCTACAGCCATGAAAATGTTATACGAACAGTATGGTATACGTAAGTTTATCATATTGTACGATCGTGATCATGGGGGTATGATGGGAGCAAAGAAGATGTTCACAGCCTATCGAGGAACTTATAATATCACATTTAAGTTCATAGGTAGAGGATTCCCTAAAGACGTTTCAGCGTTTAGAAGGGAGTTTAACGAAAATATTACTAAACGTTACTTAACTAATTTATTTAACTATGTGCCCAATGCGAAGCTCAGTGTACTTTCAGCCAATGCAGCATAGACCATTGCCTGATATACGTAAATATGCTCTTGTTACTAATCAACAGAGTGAGTTCTACGCAGTCGTAAAACCTGGAGGTATAGATGTTTACATCAATAGCGGAAAGATATACGATATGAATCATAATGAATTGCAAAACGAATATCTTGCATTTCATTTTGAGAAACTATTAAAAGTTTCATTGGATAACAAACTTACTGCACTTGGAACATTAGTAAGTCCTGACCTAACAAGTCTCTTACAGTGTCGCCATGCTCTTTACAATAAAACAAAATCTCCGTTTACGAGTTTAAAGTTTATTGTATATGACGTAGTATTTCCTGTATTCAATACAGATCATATCTATAAATGGAGATATGATATTGCAAACAAAGTTGTAGGTTCATTACCTAATTGCGGTACCGCATCCAAAGGTACTGTAAAAGACGAAATCGAGCTACAAAAATTCGTAGCTGAGATATTCAGTATAGACAGTTCTACTACCATTCTTGTATACAAGTTGGAAGGAGAGTTTGTTCCTGGACCATCTCAACTCTATTATGATGACGTTGAAACAGTGTCATATAAGATAGAGGCAAATCAGAGATATCGCGCTCATATTAAAAGAGTAGTATCAACTACTGTGCGACTTGAAAATGGTGATAAAACAGAGGTAGCCCTCATGATTATAGCACGTTTCAAAAAAGAAAACATTGAAATTCCCATTAATCAGAGTAATCGAGTACTTTGTAAATTTATATGGGATAATCGTCATTCACTAAAAGACAGTTCTTTTTGGTTTACTGGATACACAATACAGGACCGTAGAGATAATAATATAGTATATATAACTATCATTAATGAATTTTTATCTTTTATACATAATATAACTTAGTATGGCAACTACTGTTAAATTTGAAGAAACAAAATTCGTAAATGAGTTATTTCCTATTAAAAAGGATAAAGAATGTACTGTGGTATTTAAACCTACAGGTCTTATAAGTACTTCAAATCTTCGTAATTATTTTTCTACAAGAAAATATATAACAACATCTCAATTAGACATGCTTGATTATATGTTTGGAAATAACTCTCATATAGAGACTAATCCAGTAATTGACCTTGAAGATGAAGACTTTAATTGTATACCAGATAAACCTGTTTTTAATGTACCTGGTGAAGCAAGATTAAAAATATCTACTACAGGAAAAGATGAAAACGTACTCGCATTTAATTGGATACGTTACGAATTTCCAAAATCAATTACCGTTTTAAATAATTTTATTAATTTCATTTATTACAACGACGGAGTATTCTATGGAATCCAACTACAAGAGTTTTGTTCCATGTTAAAAAGTCTTGGTTACGATAAAAGTAAACAATCTTATGATCACAATACTTTAAAAGAATTGTATAATGAATTCAATAGTGATACCTATCACTCTGAAGGAGAAGAAATACTCGAAAGTTTTAATCTTAAATCTAAAAAGATTACACTTTCTAAGATTCTAATATCGTTACTACCAGATTTGGATATGGGTAAAATCGTTGAAATATCTGATTTTATTAATTCAGAAATGCTTTCTTCCAACAAAAATAAGGATGAAATATCAAAAAACATTTTTGAGTTAAAAGGGGAATTGATTACGTATTTCTACAATTCAAAGAATTATTATTACAAAGAAGACGGTTCGTTAGGTGGTAGCTGTATGAGACACGACAGTACTACAGAACAGATTCGATTCTATGCCAATAATCCTGACCATGTTTCTCTACTTTCTTTAATTGAAGATAAGAAACTATTAGCACGAGCTGTGCTTTGGGAAGGTGTTGATGGAATAAAATTCTCTGATCGTATATACTGTGCTTCTTCGAAGCATGGTGTAAAGCTTGCAGCTTATTGTAAAGCTAAGGGATATCTCACAATCCATAGTACAACTAGTTCAGAGTATGGTATACCACTCTCTCATAACTGTATAGTTAAATTAAACACGATTGAATTAAAAGCAGGTACAGGACCTTACTTAGATAGTATGGCCTATATAGATGTTATTAATAAATATCTATCGCCTGATTTTAAGTATATATCTAACTATCTGGAAAGCACAAATTTAAATTATGTTGTAAAAAGCGTTAATTATATAGGTGGTATAGGTATGTATACTGATGCGGAACATAAATTTCGCTGTAACAACAGTAAGAAATTAAAGTTTTTAAAAGACTCTTATGGCAGTGATATTATGGGTAGTCTATATAAGTATGCTATCATTAAAAAACCTAAACTTTCCATTGTTGATCGTAAACTTATAATTACAATCAATGAGAATGAACGTACTGATGCAGAATGGTGTGAAAATACTCTAATAAAGAAATACAATTCCATAGTTCCTACTCTTTTAGTAAACAAAAACATAAAAACTTCCCATCTCTATAGGTATGTAATACACTACTATGATAAACAATTCGTTGTGTATTCTACGTATCATAAAATGCACATATTGAAAAGAGACAGTGAGTACGTATCTTCGATACGCTCTTATGTACTAAAAGATATTATAAAATCTAATAGTTTTCAATCCTTTATAAAGGTAGCTATATACAAAAGAATGTATGGTGGAAAACTTGTCCGGATAACTCCAGAATACCTAAATGAACTTAAATCTCAATTAGCTATTCTTCCTTTCAAAGAATCTCTTATGGACATACGTAAATCAAGAGTTTACAATATATCTATTAAGAATATTCATTGTGATGGTGTAACAATCAAGGGTATCAAAATACCTTTTAAACATCTAAGATTTGTTAAAAAATGAATCAAACAGAAAAAATCAAAAATAGGATTGACTTTAAAAAGTTGACATCAACCTTAGCAATCCAAACTAAATCCTACAAAGATGAAAATATGATATCTTTCATACGTGAAAGACTTAGTCATATGGAAGTCACTGTACAGGAAGATACATATGGTAATATCTATGTGACTAAAGGCGAAGCTAAGGGATATCCTTGCGTTATTGCACATACTGATACTGTCCACGATGTATTAAAAGAAGTTAGCATCTTCAGAGATGGAGATACTATGTTTGCATTTGACCCTATTAAACGCACTCAATGCGGTATTGGGGGAGATGATAAAGTAGGAGTGTATATCACGTTACAACTACTTGAAGACATTTCTGTAATGAAAGCTGTATTCTTCAGAGATGAAGAAGTTGGATGTAAAGGTTCAACTTATTCCATGAAACATCACAAAGACTGGTATAATGATTGTAACTTTGCACTTATGGCTGACCGTAGAGGTAACAGTGATACTATTACTGTCTCTAACGGTATTGTAATATCAAGTAAAGAATTCCTTGAAGCCTGTGATCCTATATTAGAAAAGTATGGTTATAAAGATGCTATTGGTATATATACTGATATTGATGTACTTACATCCGGAGGTATCGGAGTTAGTACTACAAACCTATCATGTGGTTATCATAACCCACACAGTAGTATAGAATTCGTTTCTATAAGTGATGTTAATATATGCTACAACTTAATGTATGACATCCTTATTGAACACGGAGAAAAAAGATTTGATTACGTAGCGAATATTCCTACGTATAAATATACCTATAAAAAAGCCGGTCAGACAATTCGCGATAGTTTACTTAGCGATGTTATCAAAACCGGAGCTGCTACACCTATTGGTCAACGGCAGTTAAAATGCTTTCCTCCTTTAACTTTTGGTAATAATTCTAAGCAATATGATTTATTTGCTGAGAATGATGTTATTAAGGGTAAGTATAAGATTTATTCGTATAAAGGCTCTAGAGCTCTTATGTTAACCGGTGAAGCTCAATGCAGTAAATGTAAAAGCTCGGTTATAGAAAACGTTTATTTCTTACCTTATGAAGGAAGAATGTACTGTACCATATGTAATGATTACGTTAACGATACTAAAGTTCCCGCTTTATTGCAGAAACTTGAAGTTGAAGATGGCGGCACTACATTTGTATACAGTTTGTATTCCGATGGTTGGCTCATAAAAGAGGACGCCAAATGGGATACTAAAATATCATCCTGGGTCTCGACCCAATTACCTTTTTTAACCTAAAATAAATGAATGTGAGTGGTGAAGAAAGCCACTCAACATCCAACAAGAAGGTAAAAAATGCCACTCCCCTTGAATATGACAGTGTCAACTTCAAAAGTAAGTTGGAGATGTACTGTTATAAGCTCTTAAAAGAAAACAACATACCTGTCGAATATGAAGTGGTTAAATTTCAAATACTTGATCCGTTTGTCTACCAAGATGAAAAGGTCAGGGGAATGATTTTTACACCTGATTTCGTAGGTGATAATTTCGTAGTAGAGTGTAAAGGCTTCATGAATGACGCGTTCCCACTTCGGTGGAAACTATTTAAACATCATTTAATGACGCATAAACTCCGCTACGACTTATATTTACCTAGGAATAAGAAAGATGTTGAGAAGGTTGTATTAGAAATAGTAAATAACTTAAAAGGTAGGTTATTATAATGAATGAAAAGAAGTATTACTCAGTTCCCTATATATCAAACTCTACTTTAACTTGGTTTAAAGTTTCTCCAAAATATTGTTGGAAAAGAATGAATCGTGAAATTGCTGATGAAGAGAAGTCATATTCTTTTTTAGGCAAGCAACTTCATTTGAGTTTGTTAGAACCAGAGGAATTTGAGAAGATGTATACTTACTTAGATTTTAAAGCTCCTACGAGTAAACAGCAACTAAGTTTCTGTGAAGATTATATAACATATACTAAAACAAAAAGTGCTTTAGATATTGATGAGAATGAAACCTTATCACACGAAGCTTCTCTAGTTTATGCGTATGAAAGTAATTATATAGCAGAAAAAATGACTCCAGTTGCTAAATTAAAAGCTGCCGAAAAGATTTACGAAACTAACTCAGAGTATATAAAATACCTCGAAGTTCGAGGAGACTACCGTGAAGTACTAAGTAAGTCACGAAAAGAGTTAATAACAACCGTCACAAATGCAATTAAAAGTCATAAAAAGGCTAACACTCTTTTAAATGACGATTTGATCCATGCTGCTTTTTCCCGCAACGAATTTGCAATATACTGGGAATACCCAATCTATTACAATGGAGAAGCTTTAAAGTGTAAATCGCTTATAGATCGGCTTGTCGTCGATCGTATAAATAAGAAAGTTACTATAGTCGATCTAAAGACTACGTCAACTTTGGGAGATATGACAGACCAAATATCGAATCGACATTATTGGAGACAATTAGCCTTTTATAGACTTGCTGTCCAACATTCAAAACAAATTCCAGACGATTACGAATACGAAGCCTACATAGTGTCAGTGAACACGCAAGACCCATACGAGTGTCGTGTGTATAAACTTTCTGATGCAGAATATAATAAGCAAGTTCATGAGATTAATACCCTTATGACACAGATAAGTTGGCATTGGTTTACCAACCAGTGGGAATACTCACGCGCTTACTATGAAGGTGACGGTACTGAAAATCTTATAGATGAATACAGTAACGAATCGAATGAAAGAATTGAGTATGACTCAGGCGACCCGTTTCGTGTTGCCGATGTTGTATTCGAAGGATAGGAATGATAATTTCTTCATTACAAAAAATTTCGAAAACTGTTACATAGGTGATGGTAACCATCCTCAATTAGGTAAGAAGATATTCTTACTTTATGATTATAAAATGACTGTCGAGTTCGTAAAATTCGAAAGAAAATTAGAACTTATGTCAGATTTTAATACAGACTATGACTATGGTGATGAAAACCAAGTTATGTATGTACTTGATATACCTGAAGAACATGTTGAAGACTTTCAACTGTTTTTAAAAGGTAAATATTCTCAATTCAGTAATGATTTGAAACTCAAGATATTAAAATTCTGGGATATCAAAGACGAAACTTCTACTATTTATAGAGTTCTTTACGCTAACGAATCTATAAAAGAAGGAGAATTAATCATTGATAGTGACAGTTGTGCTGAGAATGAGTATTGGCCAAAGCCAGTTCTGTCAAGAGAAATTTACATGAATCCGAATTAAGTAAAAGAAAGGAGAAAGACTAGAAGATTGTGCGTTAAAGTCGCCCTTAAGGAATCCATACTTCACTTTCTCCTTTTTATTATATCTCTTTATGAACAATTATGATCGATTAATGTATCTAATACTCGGCCGAATATTAACTTTATTTGGCATGAGAATAGCGGGTGAGAAACGAATTGTTTTCTTATACCGTATACGAAATTACACAAATGCTTATGGAAAGAAAGAGACTGTTAAAGTAATCACACTTACAGAAGATATATCAGAAGCCTTTGCTTTCTTAAACATGGACTATGACGACTACAAAAAACAAGAATTTAAAACCATTTTCGATTTCACATCATGGGTGACAGACAATTGCAAATACTTAACTGTAGGTGTTATTCGTAACATCGAACGTGAAGTAAATACGACACCGAAAGGCGAAAGAGATGAGATACTCTCTATGGCAGGTCGCTTTGCAGAGACTGTGAAAATAGGACATGTTGTCCTACGAGATTTTCAATATGCTCCTTTAGTAATGTATGATAACTTAAGAGAGAAAATTGTGAGAAACTTCTTTTATGAGGAGAAGGTTCAGAACGAGTTCATTAATCTTAAGTTGATACATTTAAAAGAAGTTGAACTTCCGGGGAAATTTTCCCCGTTGCAAGTAGTTAGTTGGATTAGACCTTTACGGGCTAAGCCGATTCTAACAGGAATTTTTACTACGTCTTTTGTTAACTATATTACACAGTATGAGACTGCAAAGTTTCCGCGTTTCTTAGTTGACGCAGATGTAGCAAGTATTAAAAAAGAGGTGATAAGTTACTACTATAATATTTTTCCGCAATCTGAAATGTATCGAGCATACGTATTAGAACACAAGGAAGAGAATGAAGTAGAATAGGCGTTTCCTGGTTATACGTTGATAATAAATGAAAAAGGGGATTCTGCTTCTGGTTGAGCGGAGTCCCCTTATCATTTTAAAAATAATATTTTTTATATATTTTCTAAATATAAAATAGATTGTTTTAAAAGATGTATATTATCTTTTACATGCCCTAATAATAAATTACATTTTCTACAAAGAAGACCTCTTACTTTTAAAGTTTTATGATCGTGATCTACAGCTAGTGATATATTTAAATTAGATTGGTGCTCTTTACAAATAGCGCAACATCCCTGTTGTTCTGTAAACATATTATTATAATCTTCTAAAGTAATACCATATTTTATTTGTAATATACGATTACGTCTTGAATATTTAGAAGGATATAGAGTTTCATCACACTTTAAACAATGTTTAGAATATTTAAAATCCCCATTTTTATGTCTTCCCTTACAACGGACTTTATTTTTATTACATAATACGCATATCGCATTTTTAATATTTTTACGTGGATGTAATTTCATGTTGAGCCTGCCTCTTTTCATTTTATATGATGAATTACTGTTGAAACCACGATAATTGGTCACCGATATTCGTAACTCTATCCCATTGCTTATACACGGGTAAAATATTATTAAAGGTCTTTGCAAGCTTAAGATGGCCCTTCCACGATCCTTGCTGATACTCTTGAAATTCAAGCGTACCACTATATAAAGGATACATTACCTGTCCCATAAGCTTTAAAGTATTTTCTAATAACGACATTGTAGCCATTGGTGATCGTAGAATCTGCATTGTAGCCATTGGGTTCAAGAAGAATAATAACTCAGCACGTAAACGCATTGCTTGATAAGCAGCGTTGTTTAAAAATAGATTATCTTTATCATCATCGTCTGCTTTAGCTCTCATAAGTATAGCAGCCATTATAACTGTTATTGCGAAAGCTGTCATTTCCCCAGCCAAACGTACCATGTTAGCACGTTCCATATCCGTCATTTTGTACTTACCCTTTCTGCCCATGGCTTCCATAGCCTCGAACTTAAAGTGCATGTAGTCAACCATAAACTGCTTAGCTAATCTACCAAAGGTTATGTAATACCCTTCAGTACTATCATCTAATAAGTTGTTTATACCTTTCTTCTCCCACCTACGTTTGAATCCAGGTACTATAAACCTACGAAATAATATAGCCATACGTCCTAATGCCTGACGTTGTAGTGCTGATTGACCTATCTTGGAGTATTCCCCATGCATCGCTGTAAGCACTCTGTGCATACGTGCTGAAAACGCTGTCTGGTCTGCTTCAGTAAAGTTAGCAACCTTCTCGTCGATTTTAAGTCTATTCGTTTCCTCGTCAACAGAAATATGATCGAGCATACTACCAAGGTCGTTACCATCTTTATCATATGCTTTAAGTGTTTTTAACATCGCTAACATGAACCTAGTCTGCATATAATGTTCACCAGCGTGTGATGTAAAGAACAGTGTATTAGTGTTCATTAAGTTAGCAAAACGAGAGTTGATGTTAATCTTACCGTCTATTTCCTCGTTTAAGGTGGTAAAGCGCTCGTTTAAGAGACTTACTATATTTGTAGGTCTCCTCATACCAATATCATTCATGATGCCTCCTAGGTTCTTATAATAGTAACCTGTGGCATTTTTTAAGTCTTTAATTGTAGTGTACTGTCCTGCAAACGCTTCGTTAATCTGAGTAATCTCACCTAAGTTAACGTTAGCTATACCTGCAACGAAGTTCATACCTAACATGTTAAGAGCAGTAAACGAGTTTAAAGCATCTAAAGCTTTAGCTCTATCCATGGTGAAACCAAATATATTTACATCTGGTTCCTCATCATGCTCCATACCGTATATGTTAGCCTTTAAGAAGTCTGCTACCTGAGCAGCAAGCATTGACTTACGTCCTGAATCTACAAGGGCTTTATCTCTAATGCTCTCCCCTATCCTACGTATCTTCTTAGCAGTAGCATCTGTGATAATGTTACCTTTAGCATCTCTACGTATAACATCACGATCGTTAATAAAGTAGTTAGTCATTTCTAACTCGGCTAATACTTCGTACTTGTTACCGAAGTCTACAGCCATTTTTATGTAATTGAAATATAGTGAAGCTATATCAAAAGACTGATCGTATATAGGAAGTTTCTGACCAACATCATGGGTCTTATTCTGTGTGTAGTAAATAGGTAAGAAGTACACAGGCTCATTGGCTTCATTTACTAATTCTGATTTCTCAGTACCTTCAACAACACCCTCAGCCTTAGCTGCTTCCTTCTTCTCTTTACCTACTGCATTTAATTCTTCGTCAGGAGTGTTAAGTAATCCACCTTTATCAGTGTCAGTATTTTGCTTTTTAAACTTAGCGTTAAACTCGTACTTTAAGAAGTCTGCTTTAGACATTCCTAATGCACCAGATGCTTTATATCTCTGACCCATAGTCTTCATCATAGAAGGTAGTTCTGTAGTAAGAGAGTATTTACCTGGAAGTCTGGCTGCGGCTTGATCTATTGTCTCTGTTATAAAGTCATAGAATTTAACTCTTTCGTCATTAGGGTTACTTTTACGTATGGCTTCTAACGCGTACCACTTAGCATTAATCTTTTTATAGTAGCCTGATGGATTTCTAAATGTCCACTCGTTACGTCTCTCAAAACTATCTACTATATCCCTAGCATTTTGTGTCTTAAATATCTTAGCTATAGGTACACGTACTTCTCTAGTAGTTACCTTAGCGTTACTGATGTATCTAGCTTTCTCCTTGTCTGTAATTATACCTTCTTCCTGTAGTTTATTAGCCAGCTCAATACGTGCATTAAGCCAAGCCTCTTTGTCTCTAGGAGCATTTTTCTCTTTCCACTCGTATATAATTCTACGTTTCTGATCGTCAGAAGGTTTTATACCGTTGTTGTTCTTATATGTATCCGACATTACCTGGTTATATAAATCCCAGAAGTCGTTGATAAGTTTAGAAGGTAGTGACGATATAATATTCTGTAATGGTCTACCTGTATCAGGGTCGGTCTCAATCATCCAATCCCAGAATTTCTCATCAGGTACACCTATGGTTCTACCTAACTGTTTCTCTAACGCTGTTACTCTATCTACAAACTGATACTTATACTCAAGTATCTGTAGATTAGATTTCTCCTGTATATCAAATACAGCTCTAGCTAAAGCAGAGGATATAACATCTCTACTATCAAGTATAGTGTCTATATATCTAGTTAAGAATCCTACATCTCCTTCAGCTTTACCAAGTTCACGTAGTATAAGATCACGCGTCTCTTTCTCAATTTGATGTAGATTCTCGTTAAGCTGCTGCATTATGTACTGAGCTTTAGTAAGACCCTTTTGTTCTTCAGGAGTCATGTCTAACCACTTTCTTTCGTACTCCTCACGCTTAAGTACTTTAACGTGATTAACATATGGAAATAGGTAGTCAACAATAAGTTCTTTACCTTTGTCTATATATAACTGTTGTATTTTATTCTTAACAGCGATAGCTTCATCAAGCATTGGTATAAGTAAATCAAGTATGTTAACTACTTTACCACCTGTAAGTTTCTTGAATTCCTTTTCACCTATAATAGCTTGTAACAAAGCTTTGTTCTCATAGAACATCTGTGTCAACGCTTTCTGGTCAGAAGCCTCACCAAACGCATCTACCTGTCCTCTAACATCGTCGTATAAGCGTCTAAGGTCTTCTAGCATATCCCATGAAGCAACTGATGTACGCCACTCTGATAGTAGCTTAGCAGTCATAGGTTCAGCATTAGGTATCTTACCTTGACTAAGTTCCTTGTTCTTAGGATATCTAACGTTCTTCTGATATTCAATATACTTATCATTCATCTGTTTAGTTGATTCAACAGCAAAACGAATCATATGTATCAAACTCTTTGTAGGATTAAGTCCTTGCAAACGAGGCATAGTCTCTTCCAAAGCTTTATACTCCGGTGTTTCTTTACCTTTCTTAGAATAGACTTCCAGTTTCTTACTTAAAGCTTTAACAGCCTTAGTCTGTAACTTTTCTTCCTCTACAATAAGTTTATCAATAAGTGTAAGAGAGTCGCCAAGTTTCTTACTATACTGGTCATATCTAGACACAGCACCTTGTATATACATACCAGCTTGCTTGTCCTCAACTGAAGCACGTTCTTTAGTCTTTACTTCCTCACCATATACTAGTCTTTGTGCAAGATCAAGTACTACAGAACTCTCTATGCCTAACATGGCCCTAAGCCTACGCATGAAGCGTACAAGCCATCTAAGCCATTTATTCTGCTGTTCCTGGTCTTTAAACAACTCTGCTACCTTTAAACCAACAGCTGTAGTAAGTATCTCTTTGTCTATTCTATCGTCATTACGCTGTACTAATTCAGGATAAGCAGCCATTACAGACTTCTCTATGTCAGAACCTTTAAGCTGTTCTCTACCTAGTTTAATCATGGGGTTAGACATACCCCCTAGTATATCTATAAGTACGTGACCATACTCATGGCCTATTGAATCCGTAGTCATAAGTGTAGGGTTAATACGTATAGTCCTACCCCCCGCCTCAACTACCGCAATAGACATTATAGTCTCGTCATACATTACTGTGGTAATATAAGGTATAGCCTTCTGTAATACAGCTATCTTAGACTTAAGTCCTTCTTTAGTTTCTGGCTCTGTTTGTATACCTTGAAGTTTACGACTTTCTTCTGGCAACCCATTGGCTTCAGCATTACGTGCAGCGTCTTCTGCTGCGAGATCAGCACGCTGTTGATTGCGTACTATATGTAAGTTATGAAGTTCGTTTAAATCGCCTACAAAGCGTCTATCATAGGCTTTAACAGGGAACTTACCTTTTACAGGAGTACCACGTTCAAAGTACATCTCACCTTTCTCAAGAGCGTAACGTGTATTAAGTTCACGTACCATGTCATCAGCCTTCTTCCTAAAGAAATACTTAGTATCAGGTCTGGGTAACCCATCAACTGTAGACCACTTCTTAGTGTCCACTAAACCTTCAGCTTTATTGACATCCCACACACGTTGGTTATGACCAGCGTCAAGACTACCTTCTTTTGCTAGGACGTTGAGTTCCCCTTCTGAGGGAACCCTACCACCAAGCTGATCAAATATGATAAGAGCAATGTCTTTACCGTATTTAGTAACAGAATCCTGCCACTCTTTCAAATTTATATTAGGACATATACCTTTCATATTCTAGATATTACAGTGTTTATAATTATCATTTGTTTCATCTATCTTCTGCTGTGTAAGACCGTCTACTTTTGTACCTACGGTTTCACCTGTTGTCTGACTATAGTCTTCAAGCAGTTCACCAGGTTCTAATAAATCAGACGTATCAAATATATCGTCTTCGCCTATAGGAACTGCTACTTGTGAGTTTAACATACTCATAGGTTGGAATGAACGAAAGTCATATACTACTCTATCTGTACCCTTCTCTGTTCCTATTGAATCAGGATCAAAATCACCAGGTAAATCCTTAGTATCATTACCTTCAATAACGCTTCTCTCCTGACCAAACTCAACTACCTTCTTACCAGCCTCCCAGTATCCTTTCTTCTTGGATATAACATATACAGGTTCTACTACACCGTCTTTGGTTATGTAACCCATATACTTATAAAGTATAGGTTTCTGACCGCTTTCACCAACAAGTTTTACAAATGGTTTAAATACTCTTTCACCAAAAGTGTTGTATCCTATGTGCAGGTTTTCTATAGTTGTCTTAAAACGTATGCTTATTTGCATAGGATACTTCTCTCCCCAACGTTCACCGTTTGGTTTACGACTTTCCCCAACATCCGTGTGACTTACTCTAGGCACCATATCATCGTCATCCCAAGCATTCTGGAATATGTCGTCATGTACTGATTCAAGTAAAGCGTAGTTGTTAACGTCGTTAAACTGTACACGCATGTTCTTCATATACTTAGAAAATCCAATCTCTTTAAGATATACGGGGGGTACATAGTTGTATATAGAGTATATTGACCTACTAAAACCTGAAGTAAAGAACGAGTATGTAACTAAATCTTTAGCAAAATCAGAAACGTCTTTATTATCCGATGCTATTAACTCAGCCCACCCATCAATTATACGGTCTTTAGCCCATTTTGTTTTAACATCTGTGGCTGTAAAAGTTATAATTATATCTGGAATACCAGGTCTAAACGACATAGAAGGTTGTAATAATTTGATAAAAGGATTATCAGAATACAACTTATTGTTTTTAATCTTATTAAGTCTAGCTACCATAGTGTTATCACCATACAACATACTGCTAAGTGTATCAGGCTTTACACCCATGTTGTTTACCATAAATCTACCTACTATACCTGAGAATATATCGTCGTTTATAGAGTTAAGTATGTACAGTCCTTCTTGAGTTACATTATCGGCTTCACCTATCTCTTCCATGATACGATCGCTAAGAGCTGTTACACAATCACTAGCCATAACTGTGGTATCCTTGAATATAGACTGACCAAGCTGTACACTGTTCTTATAGTAGTTACCTATGAATGTCATGTCAAACAGTTTATCCATGTTCTTAATGACATTATCTTTCAGTACCTTGTTTACAAGCTTTGTAAATCTACGTAGTTCAGATATGTTATTACCAAAACGTTTTGTATCAACTGTAGTGGCTTCTACTGCTTGAAACAAGTATTTACCTATATCATTTAGTTCAGCAAACTTTTCAAGTATTTGAAGTTGTCTTGCATAGAAGGCAGCGTCTTGGTTTGTATTTTCATTAATGTCTTTCTTCAGACGATCGTTATCGAATATTTCGTCATCGGATTTAACTTTCTTTTTAAGCTTTTCAGCTACAGTAGCGTTCCACAGTAACTTCTTATATTTACTAGTAATGTAATTAAGAGGTTTCTGATCAATAGCTCTAAGTTTTCCTTTGTAGTTATTCTTAGCTAATGCGTATTCTTTTAATATAGGCTGAGCAAGGAATAAGAACGCCTGTTCACCTGCACCTGCACGCACCAGTAATTCCCCCACGCTGTAGGTAGCGTCGTTTACGTTCAAGCTGAAGATATAAGCATCTTTAGCTATATCCACGTGGGCGTTAATCAATGCTGAAAGCCAGTCAAGTATAGACTCCCTGTCTTTACCTACCTTACCTGACAAATCTGTTACCATACCATCTTCAGTCTCCATAGTATTACCTACACCTATATAGGTTCCAAGATGTATACCAGCTATCTGACCTAAGATATGATGTACGTTAGCTCTAGCAAAAGGACCAATACCCTTCTTACCCCAAAGATACTTGTGTTTTACTTCACCTTGATATATATATGAAGCTGTATGTAGTGAAGGATAATTTCTAGAATGGCCTTCCAATTCTGATACTTTAGATGCTAAGTCTTTCAGTAATCCTGTAGCTGCATCAAGAGGCATGTAGTTATCTATGATATGATCGTTAGCTGTGAGTACTGAGAAGTATGAGTCTATTAATCTATTCTCAATAGCAGCCTTGGTATTCTGTTTCATTATAGACCAATCAAGGAAGTCTATAGCGTTATCGCTTATCCAGTTTAATCTCTCTTCCTCTATAGCCTCGTCAAGCTTTTTGCTCATCTTAGCTATCTCATCACTAAGGTTTCCAACCATACTAGCAATAGCCTTAGACTGCATGTTAACCATCTTGATGTATTCTGGAGACTTTGTATCAATGTCTGACTCGTCAACCATCATACTTTCAGTATCATCTCTAAGCTTAGATAATATAGCTTTAAGTTCCTTACGCTTACCATACATTTGTTGTAGTGGAGCATACCAAGCCTTCTTCATCTGACGTGCTTTGTCAGCAATAGCTTCGTGAGAGTATGCCTCTATCCTCTTATCAACAGAGGAGTTCTCTTCTGTCATAAACTGTACTCTAACCGGCTTACCACCTACTATTTTGTAGTTGTGCCTTATGAAGTACAACTTGTCAATGTCGAAGTCGGAACCGGTAAGTGTGGTAAACTCTGAAGGAAGAACTACAGTAGCAGTAGAAGTCTCTGGTAAAAACCCTACAATCTTTAAAGGTACTGTAGATACAAGACCCTGTGTAGGAACCCTGTAACCGATACCAACAAACATTGCGTTAGCATACTCAAGTCTTTCTGCATATGTCTTCTTAGCGTAGTCTGGTATAGCATTCCTGAATACTTCTATGGAAACCTTAGCTTCCATGTAACCATCCTTATCTATCAGTTGTAGACTATCGTCTTTCTCTGCTTTACGTAGACCGAAGTTAGCCATTTGTATCAAAGCAGTACCAGGCATCTTCAAATCTACTGACCCTTTAGCAAGTGAGGATATCTGTGCAGACTGTACCCACTTTCTATCAGGTAAAGCATCTGTTTCAAATCTTTCACCATCAGCTTGTTTAGCAAGTGCGTCAACTAATGAATCAGGCATACCAGACATACGTGCTCTGGTACGTATAAAGTCATACAGCTTCTCTGGGTCTCTAGACATCATAGTCTCCTTGTCAACCCCAATGATGTTTAAGAACTCATCTGTACCTCTGTCAGATAGTTCGTTCATCATTTCTTTATTCTGTTCTTTAAGCTCTTTACCAGTTAGTGTTTCATTACCAACTTTATATTTTCTATTATCGTCAATGTTCGATAAAGATACTTTTCTGAACTGTGTTTTTACTACATCCCTCAACTCATTATGAGGCTCTGTAATAGTCTGTCTACGTAAGTACTGGAATGAAGCATTGCCTGTAGGCATGTCTTCAACATCAGAGATATTAACCAAGTCTGTGTTTGGTACCCCATCCTCATCTGTAACATAGTACTGTATCTTAGGACCTACCCCCACCTTAACAGCCGAATCAAATAATACCATATCTATAGGGTCGCTTTCGCTAGTCATCCTATCATACAGGTGTTGAAGCTGTGTGTCTTTTACAAGACGTGGTGTAAGTGTAGCTAAGGACATCTTATAGTACAGTGGAGAAGCTGAGTTAGGACCCATTTCAGGGCCAAAGTAACCAAACTTCAACGGCTGCATAAACAAGTCGTCTACAATCTGCTGTTCTTTTAACGTAAGGTCTCTGTCGAGTTTAGATAACTCGAAAGCCTCCTGCTTATCTTCAGTCCATTCACCAAGACGTATGCTTAAAGCCCTAAACATATCAGGTGTTATATAAGCCTGACCGTCAGTAGGGTCTACTGAAGTATAGTTACTAAGAGCCTTCTCTGCACGTTTCTCTGCAGCTTCTGCTGTGTAACCATTCTTCATGTATATATTAATAAACTTCGGTAATAGGTATTCCCTTACACTTAATGCGTCGTACTTCTGTGTAGCAAGTATAGCTGTGGTAAAATTATCGTTGTTGTGAAGCAGTCTATCGTTAGGTAGTATGCTATTAGGTATGTTAAGTCTAGATACTAATCCTGTAGAGGCAATAGCTGTATAACGTTTAATTTTATCATCAAGATTCTTATAGTAAGCAGGTGACATGAATACCATCTTCTCTGCCTCTATAGTAGCCATTATACTATTTAACTGGAAGTTGGCAATCTTATTACGTAATGTAATATCCTGGTTACCCCCAAATTCTTTAGACTCACGTTTGATAGCGTCTATATCAAACATTTTATTTACAACAGAAGCAATCTTACCTTTCTGTTCAGATACGAGAACTATACCCTGCTTATGCATGTCACGCATCGCATCATTTATACGATCCTCAAGTACCTTCCTAACGTAACCTTTATATATACCAAGTTGTTTTACATCTTTAGTACCCAGGTCATATCCTTTACCATTAAAGCCAGTAAAATGCTGGTACTTCAGACCGTTAGCATTCTTATAACCTTCTTCTGTTCTACCTTTAGAAGCGTCGAAATGGTAGTTCTCTTTGAGTAGATGCTCAGTACCTTTCTTCTTAGCATCAGCAATCTCCTTTTTAACCTTCTGTATCTGGTTGTACTCATCAACCGCATAGTAGAAGAATGTATCAACTACACTCTGTGGTAAGGTTAATTCACCAGTCTTATCATTGTACAGATAGTTAAACTTAAGTGGCTTAAGACCTGCCATTGTATATAGGTGACCCCTATCAGCAAGCTGTGGAAGTACAACAAGACCGGACTCAAACAGACCTATCTTAACCATTGTATCTTCAAGGTCACTAATATCTTTGTAAGACCTACCACGATCTCTAGCGTTAGTAACTGATAAGTATGAGAACATAACTACCTCTAGTTTCTTTCTAACGTCTGGGTCAGCAAGTTGTTTAAGATAGTAGGAATGTTCGTTATAACCTACTTTAGCTAATCTATTGTAGTTTACACCGTAATCTGGGTTATTACGTATAGCATGAAATAAGTCTGTGATGTAACTATTCTCTGACAGTAGATAGTATGGATTACCGTCTGGTCCGAGTATAGTGTTGGTCTTCATACCTCCGTGTATCTCAACGTACGCAGGAGCTATCAAGTCTCTGAACAAGCTTTCATTCTTAAAGATGTGGTCAAGTAACATCTCACCACCTTTATTGTTTGTAACCTTACCCTGTTCTCTAAGTCTAGCAAACGAACCTGAGTTACCAAATACTGGGGCTGTCTTCTTTACAACAAGGAAAGTATACAGAGCTTTATTCCTATCAGACGAGTCTACTTTATCCAATATGTTATTAAGAGTATCCTTATCAATAGGAATAGATATCTTATTAAACAACGCTATTGTAGAATTGAATAGAGAATCGTAGTTAGGTATAGTACCATTATTCTTCTTATTAGTGTACTCTACTTTTACCTGATTAGAAAGTTTTGTATAATCGTGTATAACACTAGTTAAGAATGTCTTATTAGGCATACCGTTAGTAAAAGCTTCTGATAGCAGGAATGCCTGCCCCCATACAGCTGCTTGTGAAGCACCCATCTTCTGTGTCTCAGCATCAGCAATCTCAATACCAGCTTTACCAGCTTTCTTGTTTGCAAGAGCATTACGATACTTATATCTGTTCTTACGCATAGCGTGGAAGAACTGTGTTGTAAGAGTATCGAACGGGTCTGTCTCTCTGTCTGCTTTAAGTTTCGCAAGCAGGTCTTTATAAGGTATAGTAGTCTTTGTTTCTAGTGAGGCTATCATATCTTCTACGGAACCCATCTCACTTAAGTCTGTAAGAAGAGTATCAAACATAGAGTCATAGTCTACAAATTTATTTAGTAAGGTTTCACTGTTAAGTTCCTCTGTTGCTCTTAATGTAGCTATTACAAGTTTAATAGCAGCCCCAGCATTGTCTCTACCATTTAATTCAAAGGCTGCCTTCTCATATCTACGGAAGTTATCCCCGTTCATATTGGTCTCATCCTCTGGATTCTCAGGTAGTATTGTACGTATACCTAATGCTTCCAACTGACTCTTCATCAAGTCTAAGTAGATACTATAGTTGTCAACAATCTCCTGATAGAATGCTGCAAGATCATCATAGTGTCTAGCTGTAACTTTCTTAAGAGAAGCTCTAGCCTCGTCTGCCTTCTTAGTAGACCAAGCTACACGTTTCTGCATAGCCTCTCTAGCAACCATATAGTCAAGACTTCCAATGTCTTTGGTCTTAATAACACCACTATGATTTATCATGGTGAATACTAAGTGGTTTACTATGTCAGTAAGCTGCGTTGTATTCTTAACTCTTTCTAGTTGTACGCCTTTAACTATATGTGTATAAACATCACCACGTTTAAGTTGTTCGTACGAACTCTTTCTTGCCGTAGACCATCTTAATCTACCAGTCATACCTGAGCTCTTACCCATAACTCTAAACAAGTTGTTAACGTCCAGATTGGATATTCTTAGTTTACCTGTGAACACTGTAGCTATAAAGTCTATAAGGTCAGTAAAGAACTGTTTGATTTTACCAAACACTCCTTTAGCTCCTTCGATCTTCTCACCACGAGTTTCCATCTCACGGTAGTCTTCAGCAAGTCTTTCATTAACCTGTCTATCTGTAGCATCTTTCATTTTGTACTTAACTCTAGCTTCAGCGTATATAGCCTGCTGCTGCTCTGGTGTTAAGTACAGTAAAGATACCCTATGGAAAGCTTCTTCATATTCAGTTCCTTTAGCTAGTTTCTTAGACAGTGTGATAGCGTCTTTCTCGAAAGTACCAAATGCCATTACGTTACCTGTTTCAGTTACTACACGTATAAGGTCTTCTTCGGTCTTGATGGTAAAACCAGGACCTAGTTTCTTACGTAGATTCTTTATAGCTTTGTCTAAGTCACCAGCTTCGTAAGGTTTACCTTCAACAACTGCGTGTGCAAAAGGGTCTACACCATCAATCTCATTTAATTCTTGTGTGTCAAGTTCTTCTAGCTTACCTAGTAATTCTTCTTTAGTTTCAGTAGTTTCCTTAGGTAGCTCAGCATATACTGGCCAGTTGAACTTATCTTTAAGTATAGTAGCAAGTCCTTTAACGTCTATCTCAGCACCGTCAAACTCCTCAAGTTTCTCACGATTCTTCTTCTTATTTGTAACAACTTTGAATACTACTTTACCAGCTCCATTGACAACAGTCTTAGCAAGTACTTCTACTTCTGTCCATTTGCTATCGTCTACTTCTCCAATAGGCTGATCGTTATCGTCAACAGCTTGTGTACCTCTAAGTCCTATAAATATCTCTGAACCTGCGGGTAGTGTAGCAAGTGTTTTTGCTTTAAGTTGTATAATCTCACCGGTATCAGTATTGGCTACAGCTTTAGCTTTTTTCTTCTCTGGTTCAGTAATCTCGTTCTTCTCAGGCTTCTTCTCAGTTTTCTTTTTCTTCTTCTCCTCTGGAGCTACAGTCTTAGTAGCACCGTAAGGATCAAACCAGAACATAGGTTTAGAGAATATAGTACCTGTAGCAGGGTCTTTAATAAGGTCTGTAAGTACCATACCATTCCTGAATAAGAAGGACTGATACGATTCACCTTTGCTACCTGTTATAGAACCTATTTTAAATGTCTGTGCGAGCTTTCCACCAAGACCAGACTTATGATATTTATTCTCACGTTTCAATGGAACTATATAGTTCTTATTCATTGTTATGTGATCTATAAATTCATTCTCCTGTTCCTTAGTAAGTTTCTTACGTAAGTTTAATTCTTTATCCCCGAAGTATAGTATACCACCGTCTGAGTATAAAGTCTTAGAAACTAAGTGACCATGATACTGTACGTTAGTATCTTTGTTACTCTGATTAGTTATCTGTCCATCAAGAACTAGATAGTCTATAACCTCGCCTACTGTAAGACCTCCTTCAACTTCGTCTCCTTCGTACAATGTATTCGGACCACCTTTAGAATTTACAAGTTGTTGATAAGCTTTAAGTAATATTCTAGCAGATTCCTCACTAACTTTAGCTACGTTAAGTTTGACGTTACGTGTATCACCATTAGCTGTTTCTTCTGTAGCCCATATGACGTTACCTGAAGAGGCTCTACCAGCTACTGGGTTAGGACCTTTACCATCCCATAATGTGTTTCTACCATCAGATATTGCCATAGTACCGTTATCAGCACTGTTAGTTACCTCAAGTATGTTTCTATTGGTACCTTTAGTCTGACTGATTAAACCAGCACCCTTCTGTAGATTAGAAAGTACAACCTTCTTACCGTCCATCAAGTCCTTCATAATAGCCTTACGCTGTTCGCGTGTAGCTTTACGCTCCTCATCAATCATTTTCTTCCTAGAGGCTTCGTACTTAACAGGGTCTACTTCAAATAATTCATATTGCTCCTCAGTTACAACTACTGTATCTTCATCCGCAAACGAACTTGTATGTAGGTACATGCCACCAAATGGCATCTTGTTACCGTTACTGTCTATAAGCGTTAGCTTGATAGGTACACGGTCTATAAGAGCTGTATAGTCCTCTTCATTGAAACGATCTCTATAAGTCTTAGCTAAGGCTTCCCTAGTTATTACAGTACCCTTCTTCCAGTCGTCACCTTCATAGTTCTCGTCAACAGTAGCTACTAGTGTAAACCCTTTAAGATTGTTTGTAGGATTACTAAGATACTTGTCAAGGTCTGTATTGTCTTCAGCCTTATAAGCTACACCTGTAGCTGGATGAGCACTACTGTGACTACGTTCTCTTTTTGTTCTTTCTACAGCACTGTCTAGTTCATCTTCTAGGTTCTCAGTTTCTATACCGAGTTCGTCTTTCTTATTAGTATTGTCGTTAGATAACTCTGGCTCCTTAGAAAGCTGTTCAGCCTTTTCGTCTACTATAGCTTCCTCGTCCTTGTTAGTCTTCTTACGACCTTTCTTCTTCTCAGGCTCAGGGTCTACCTCTTCGACATTTCTGGCATTGCCAGTTTTCTGTGTAGCTGTGTCTGTACTGGGTTGTCCATCTTGCCGTAGTGGAGTCCCTCCTGGGGTTTTAGCCACTGTTTGCTGTCCAGCTTTTTCATTCGATTCTGTTTTAACAACAGGTATCTCTGAAGTGCCGGGAGCTGTAATAATTTCTTCTTCAGTGGCGGGTCTAGTATTTCTAATAAACTCTTTAATTTCATCTTTAATTTTGTTTTTAATTGCAGTTCTTTCGTCGTTGGTTGTACGTTGTCCAGCTTCAATATAAGACGCTGCAACCTTGTCAATAATAGAACCTAGATCATTAAGGTACAATCTAAGTATCTTGTTGTATTTAGGATTAGGCTTACCATTCTTTAATTTTGATGGAAGCTGTCTAAAATTAATAGTTACAGACTTACCGTTATTCCAACGTTTCTTAGCTGGAAATACAAAGGTTGTCTGTGAAGCAGAGGTGTATACTAAAGGATTTTTATTTGTTTTAGTATTACTTACACTTTCATCTACAGTGTTATATAATATTTTATAACTACCATCAGGCATGTGATATACATTATACTCAATACCGTTGCTAGGATCAGTAACAACAGCAAAATCCGACTGTAATGCTTTCTCACGTTCTTCAAGGAATGCTTCGTACGCTACCTCTCTAGCCTCGTGGAGTAACTCTATAGTGTACGCTAACTCAGCAGCTAATACCTGACTTGTGAATGTCATAGATACACCGTTTACATCTTTAAGCGTAACATGTATCTCACCGTCTACTTCTTCTATAGCTGAGAATAGGTCATCGTTATCAAGTACGTATCTTCTACCTTGTACTATTATACCTGTACCATCAGTATCAAGACGTATATCAAATATAGTATGTTTAAGAGGTATGATACCTAAGTCAGAAGCTTTAAGCTCGCTGAACAGTTCAGTATCTGTTGTCTTACCTATAATGTATTCTTTACCAGAATCCGTAGCTTTAAATACTACTTCATTGGTTTCTTGGTCTATGAATAAAGTACCATGCTGATTACCGTATACTACGTTAAGCTCGTCTTCCTTCAAAGGAGATTTGAATATCTCTTCCAAAGTCATAGCAGCAAGTGTACGATCTCCATATCTAGCAGCAAGTTCTTCACCTGTAGCTAACTTGAATACTTCTTCTTTAGTTTCAACACCTGTAACTTCAGTAACATTACGGTTAGTGAGTTCATGTACTATGGACTCCTTACGAGCTTTGTTACGCTCCTCTTCGTCTACCTGAGCTTGTATCTCAGCTTCTCTAGCTTTAATCTCTTCATGTACTGTAGATGCAGGCTGTGTTACTGTACCACGCTCTTCCATCTCCTTATCTAAAGTAGCGAGATGCTCATTGATAGGAGTAGCAACAGTACCTGTAAGAACTATGTTCTTTGCAGTAGCTTCTTCAGGAGTATAAGTCTCTTCCTTACCTGTCTTTTTGTTTACAAGTATGAGCTTACCCTCCTTATCTTTACCTTGAAATGTGTACTCGTTACCATCTTTATCTCTAACAGTAACAAAGTCGTTGTCTGTACTTGTTTCAGTAGGTTTAGTTTCTGTATTAGAATCAGCTACTTCGAGTATTTTTTTCTTTTGATCGTTATATTCTTTCTGCCAATTCTTTTCGTTAAGTACTTCTTTTACTTGTTTCTCAGAAGCCTTAATCATTCCGTTAACAGCGTCTAAAGATTTCTGCAAACGTTCTACCTGATCCTTACCTAAGGCAGTTTCACCCACAGATGTAGCTTTAGTTTTAGCTATATCTAACTCTATTTCCCTAGCCTTGTCTACCCAAAACATCTGGTCTACACTAGCCATAAACTGTTTTAAAACAGCTTGGTCTTTTATAGTATTAGCAAGATTATATAGGGCGGTGTCTTTAGCTTTATCACCTGTCTTACTTTCCTGAAAGTTATACAAACCAGCAAAGGCCTGTTGTACATTCTGAAATAAGGTTTTGTATTGCTGACCCTTAGCAATATACTGATTAGCTAACTTGTTTACTTCTTTCTCATCTATAGGCTCACCCTTAGCTTTGGAAGACTCAATCTTTTGTCTAGCATAGTTCTTCATTTCAGTAGAGAAGGCTTCTAGACCGTCTTCACTGTTCATGTAAGCATATGCTAATGAGGATACTCTTTCTTCTTCAAGCCTATCTGCCATTACTTGATTGTTTGAATTGGCAACAGCTAACATTTCTTTAGCATTAGCTTGAGTGTAGTAAGTAGCTACAAATACAGTAGCTAACTTGAAAGGGTCTACAACAGCTTCTTTTGTTTTCTCGTCAATAACTACTTGACCTTTATCATCTTTAAGATAGATGTCTTTCTTTGCAAGGTCTTTACTTACAGAGGCAATAGTATGACCTAACATAGTATGTAGGTACACATCATTCTGTCTATCTTCCTTAGCTTCTCTAACACCTGATACACCACCAGGTATCATACCTATAATCATACCAAGGGCTATTGATTTCTGCCCCTCGTCTGTTGTCCAGTTCTTAGCCCAGTTACTAAAGATACCATCAATTTGTGAACGATCCTCTTTACCTTCAGCCTTCTTCTGCCAGTAATCCTGAACAGCTAATTGTATGTTTTCTTCCCAGGCACCTTCAGAAACCATAGACTCTGTCATGCCTTTACCAAAAGACACAGCACGTTGTGCATTGGTTATAGGTGCTACTTCAGATATAAGTCTACCATCAGGTCCAGTTATATTTTTTATACGACCAGACATTGTGTTAGCCTTACCAAAGAACATTGAGTTAGTAATGTAGTTAGGTACCATTAGTATACCCATGTTCCATAAGAATGTACCACGTGCAGCTTTAGCAGCTTCTTCTTTAGATACCCCCTGTTTAAGTAACTGATTGTATGTGTCCTTAGCTTCAAATCCAGCTTCTATACCAGAGTTAAGTGCAGACATTGTTACTAGGTCAGCCTTCTTAACCCAATTAGCAAATTTAGGTAAAGCCTCAGCAGCTATCTTACCTTCACGTACTGCTTTAGTAGTATTAGCAAAGGTCTTAGCTAGTTTAGTAAAGGCTCCTGTAGCTTCTCCCAACATGCTTATACCAGCAGATTCTAAGTAAGCTGATACTAGAAAAGCAACACCGTCTATAGCGTCATCCATCCAGAAACCAAGAGTACCCATCTGTTGAAAGATGTTACCTTGATTATATCTGTTTGTGTGGTATATAGGCATTGCATCCTTTACAGACTGCTCTGCATTCTCCCAGAAGTTAACCCAACCATTATCAAACGATTCAGCTAATGACTTATCTGTTAGTAGAGCTTCCCCCATACCGTATAAAAACCCACCGCCTTCTAGTAATTTAGTTGCAGCTGTACCAACAAGACGACCAGCTCCATATACAATTTCTTGTCCTATAGGCTGGTCTTGTGCTCTAAGTTCAGGATTATCAGCTCCTACTTTTAAGTGGAAGTTATATTTAGTAGGGTCAAGATTAGTAGGTTCACCACCAGGCATGGTTTGTGAATCATTAAATCTTAACTGTCCGATATTTTCTGTAGGAAGAGCTGGTGTTTTTTGTTTACCCTCCAACCCTGTTGAAGGTGATATTTTATTCTGTGAACTTATTAGGTCCCCACCAGGTAAAATGTTTGCCATATGTTATTTTATTAATCCACTTATTTTGTAGAATTTGCTGGTAGATAATCTCTCATATACCACTCTATAATTGAACTTAAATCTGTTGCTAAGTATTCCTTCTCTCCTTCAAATCCTGTAGCCTTATATTGACCTGTTTTAGGGTCTTGTACTTTTTCAATACCCTTTCCTATAACTACGTATTTAGCCTCTGTTGGTGAAAATCCTGCATCGGAAGGTTCTAACTTTCTTACTTTCAGAGACTGTTCTCCGAATCCAATTGTACTTTCTTTATCGTAGTTACGTTCAAGTCCTGTTAGTTGCTTTCTTATTTCAATACCTACTGCGTTTTCCCAACCAGCGTTTATAAGTTTTGTTTCAACACCGTGAGGTGCGGTTATTACTACAGGGTCTCCGTATACTATATTATTCTTGGTATCTTTTTTATAAGGTCTGTATACAAGCAATAAACTTTGATCTGTAGAACTATATGTCACACCCTCAAACTTAGCAGTGCCTGATAGTTTACCATACTCTTTTGAATCTAAGGGTTCCATAGTTTTCATGTCTCTTACAAGCATAGAACCTCCTCCTAGTCTGGTTCCTTTACCGTTCTCAGCTACCCAAGGACCCCATTGATCTTCCATGTACTGTGAATCAGCTTTGGATGGAAGGTTACTTACACCTACAACTTCAGAAGAAGCGGCAGCATCTGCTTTTAGAGCGTCGTTTAATCTTTTGTAATTTCTAGATTTATTCTCAAGTTTCTTAGTGAGTATATCATTGTACTTAGACTGTGTTTTACTAAAGTCTTGACCAGCTCCTTTTGTATCTTCGCTTCCAGGTTGTGCTTCATTCCAAGCCTCTTCCTTGATCTTAGACATTTCCTTTTCAGTAAAGTCCTGCTCTACCTTCCAGTTTGTAAGACCTAACTTATCTTTTATTTTAAATAGTTTATTGTCTATAGCAGCTTTAGTACGTTCGATTTGATCTTTCTCTTCTTTGAACATGTTCATTCTGGCACCTACTTCTACTCCATCCTCATCAAGTTGCCTACCTACTATTCTTCCTTTGGCATCGGGTTTATTAAAATCAAAGGTATCAACCACTCCATACTTAGACATAAAAGCTTTCATACGTGTGTCTACATCTGCAGCTTGTTTATCAAGGTCGTTAGTTTTTACATTAATAGCTGTCATGGAGTTTAAGTCACTCTTAGGTACACCCATCGATTGAAATTGTACAAAAGGAGTTTGTTTATCGTCTTGACTCCGGTTATAATCGGATAGCCATTTAGGATCATAAGATATGTTATACTCACCTTTAGTATTTACTCTTTCATTAATGGCGCTACCTATTTGAGAAAAGTATTTCTCCGATGCTATTTGCATTACATCTCCACCGTTCTTTGCAGCTTCTGCTTTAGAATCTCTAATAAGCTGTTCCCCTTCAGGAGTAGATAAGAAATCAGACATAACACGTACAGCACCTCCTGTATCAGACAGTTTGTATGTTGTTTTACCTGTAGCAGGGTCTTTCTCTTTCACATAAGTAAGTCCGTAAGGAGCTGCTAAGGCATTTAAAGATTTACCAGCATTAGACTGGTCTATTATATAAGCTCCATTAGCATCTGTTTTAAAAGTATCAAACTGATTGGATGACTCAGTTACGTTATCAACGTATTTCTCAATACCTGCTTTTATATCCGAGTTACCAAACCAATTACCTGGTGTCCATTTGCTGTTACCAGCCTCTTTCATCAGACCTACTGTACCTCCTATATTATGTATATCCTGTAAGGATTTATCTAATTCGTAAGTATTTGCCATAGTTGCTTTGGCTTCTCTCGCGTCTTGTTTAGACTTCATTGCAGTTTGATACTGACCAAGATTATATTGCATCCCCCTTAATACAGGGTCCATAGCCATTTCAGTACGTAGCTTAGCAACACCACGTTTAAATTCATAATTACCTGGTCCACCAGCGTTAGAGTATAAATCGTTAAGTTTATTCTCATAACTTTTTCTAACATCAAGATAATTCTTTTCGTCGAAGGGGGCTACCTGAAAATTAGACAGAGAAGCTAGTGTGTCATTAGCCATTTTATCTCCTTCTTCTACAAGAGACTGCTTCATCATACCTATCTTAGCCATTTGGTCAAATGGAATAGGTACATATGTATTTATAAATTGTGCCTGTGCAGGCGTATCATATCTGTTTATCGCGGCCATGTCCAATTATTTTTAGGAGCTAACTCAATTTGATTGCTTGTATTAAAGGTGTTATCGGGTTGTACCATGCCTCCTCTGTAAGGACGTATAGCACTAGGGTTAACTCCACCTGGAGAATTATATCCTACGTTAGATGTATCAGCTTTGTTAAAACCACCAGTTCCACCAGAGAACATTTTCATCCAACTCATGTATTGATTCATCATCATATCATCACGGGACTTCTGGTTGTTCATCTGCTGCTGTATCTGTGAGTACTGACTCAACTGACCTGCTGCAGCTGCACCAAAGTTACGCTGTGCTGCTTGGTTTCTAGCATTAAGGTCTGACACCATTAGATTAGTATCAGCCATCTTCTGACCAAGTGCTCCCTGTGTCTGCCCGTATTCACCAAGGTACTGATTACGTTGCTGTTGTCCCTGTGCGTATATGTTAGACTTGTTAGTCATACTTGCGTTCTCTAAAGCTATCCTACCAGCCATGTATTGACCACGACCAGAAGCTGTAGAACGTATGTTAGCGTCAGCCCCTGCTACTGCCGCATCACTGGCCTGCAGAGCAGGTGTCATGTTAGGCTGACGATTTCTCATCGTATCTAAGGCAGAGTAGGCTAAAGGATTCTGAAATGCAGCCGGGTTAAGATTCTCAGCAGGTTGCATAGACCTACCCATATTGTATAATGTAGGGGCTAACTGTGCAGCACCTTGAAGTAAGTCTTTACCGTTATTCTTCAAGAACGTTTTACCCGCTCCCATTATAGCTCCCCAGTCTGCTGCTCCACCACCCATAGGTGTACCACCTTCTTGCACACGTTTCTGTGCATCAGCTACTATCAACGGTTGGTATTCAGCTTTAAGTTGTTCTAGTCTCCTCGAGGCTGTCTTACGCTGTAATGGAGTAGCTGAGTTACTGTTAAGTACCTTATTCCATTTAGTTATCTCAGGCTTCTGCCTAGCAGCAATAGCCTTAGCTTGTGCTGTATTCTCAGGACTTACAATGACAGTACCATCTTCTAGAGTAACAGTAGTATCATCTACTGGTCTTCTAGCACCAACTTTCTCAGTAGGTAAAGCAGTACCATCAGGTCCTATCAACATTTCTTTATTACGTAGTTTAACAGGGCTACCCCCTTGTACTACACCGCCTTTAGCTGCCATCCATGGATTTGTAAAATTGTTTAAAGAGCCACCAGCATTTACTTGAGCTGCGCCCATCTGTTGAGCGACTAAAGCTTGCTGTGCTTCTTGTTGTCTCTCTAATTTCTTTTCTTTGAAGTGGTCTACTAAACCTGTAGCTAGTCCTGCAACACCGCCTATAATAGCACCAGGAACGGATAGTACCCCTCCCCCACCTATAGCTCCAGTGCCAGCTCCTACAGCAGTACTTGTAAGTATACCACCTAAACTGTACTGAGGTATACCACCACTATAACGTACTGGCTGCCTTAATATCTTTTCTCTTCTCGTCTTCATTATCTATAACTTACTCGGTATTTAACAGTTACATAAGGTACAACTAAACGTTGATTGCTTGTGTTAACAAATGTAAAATCTGTTATCATATATTTCTCTCTGATACGTTCATTGAACATTCTAGTCTTATCTAGGTTTGCTGCTGCGAACACGTCAGGATTGGTATCGTAGTTCTTGTTTACTGCATTACGTGGTACGAATGTAGTCCATTCTCTTTCGTCTCTCTCTAGGTTAGTTCCGTATACCAAGTCACAGTAGTCTGTATTCTGGTAGTTGTTATAACATCTGATTGAGTTAAAGGTTCTGTTATATATCTCTATGTTATTAGAAGTTACTGTAGAAACTATAGACAGATTATCAAATGCTTTTGTGTATCCGTAGTCATCATTGAATACTACTTTAATAGTAGAGTCTTTGTACTTAGGTGATGCTGACAGGGTTTCACTTGCTGCAACCCCTGGTATGTAGGAATGAAATACACAACGGTCTTTTATCAGGCTGTTATGATAGAAGAGTAGGTCATTAGAGTATACGTGATTCGTTGATAAATACCCCTCGTTAAACGGTATAAATTTATAAGTATAATAGTCGTAGAAAGATGAGAAAGAATCTATGACTATATTTTCGTCAAAAGATAGGGTTACTCCGTTCGCTGTGCTTGTATTATAAAACGACATTAATACTTGATTGTACCTCTTATCATATACTGTTCTTATTACATTGTACTGTAGATTAGCAGGAGACAGCCTTTCTTCAAACCATGACTGCATCTGTTTACTCTTGGTTATGTTCTCCAAAGCATTGGTAAATCTATATATCGACTTGTCTTTAGTATTAAGCCAGTACACACCGCTTTGTGAAGCTACAACGTGTTGATTATTAGTAGAGCCTACTTTATCAGAAACGTAATCATACCTGTCTAATACACCCCCTGTACCAAGTACTAGAGCTGCTCCACCACTATCTTGAACTAATGATCTATCGTTAACGGAAAGTACACCGAAAGCGTTCTCTTGCCAAAATAATAGCTTGTCATTTACATTAGACAATGTAGTTATAGGACCGTGGTTGGTCTGAACTTCTATAAAATCATTTATAGGAAACAACGTGAATGAATCTTGAGCTTCTCCATTAATCTTAGTTTTAGATACCTTTACCATACAATCAAACTCAGTATCTGTTGATACGGAAGTAGGTACGTTAACGTAGAACTTAGCATTTGATTCCTGTGAATAGACTGTATTATATTGATACAATGAAGTCTTCTGGTCGTAGGTATCACCGGATAGGTTAGTCCACTTGCCTGCTACTTCTTGTATATTATAGTTATAAGCGTCTAACGCTGCCTTACTAGAACTTCTATCATGACGTAGGTCACAATTTACAGAACTTTCTAAAGGAACAAAAACATTTTCATTTAATGTATTATTGTAAGTCTTCGTAAGGTCTGCTAGTTGTGTGCTTACATCAAAGAAGTTTATAAAGGTATCACCATTCCATGCAGTATAAGTAGGACTTGTGGACGTAATTATATCGGAAGCAGGTATAGCAATGTTTCCCTCCCTTGATTCAAAGGATTGCCCTCCATACTGTGACACGTGTACATCTCTTTTATAGTTAACAACAACAAGACTTACTCCTTCAGCAGCCCATGTATCATTTGTATGATGTACAAATAAACCAGAACACCCTAAGGCAGAAGTAGCAGAGTCATAGTTAGCACACGTAGTTGCGTTGAATGAAAAAGTATTAGTGTTAGACCTAGGTTCTACATACAAAGCATCATCGATAGTAGCTTTTGTACTATCAGAATAAGCTACCAATGCGTTAGTATCACATTTATAATACTTTAACCAAGCATTACCTGTAACAAGACAAGATGGGTAGTAAGTTACATACTCTAAGTAATCTGAGGACCCTTTTGAAATATTTTTAGTAACGTTTATTTCTGGTGATACGAGTTTAACTATGTTCCCTGTAGCTGCTATGGTATTCGTCATTACCCTTGGTCTTGAAGCAGCTGATACAGAACCAACTGGTATTACAAGAGCTTGTGTAAGTATTGAACGATCATCCCCTTGTCGTTCCATACGTAGCAACTGTGCTGATACAGCTCCTGTAGGGAAACTGTTTAACTTAACCGTAGGGTATAAAGCTGTAGTGTTGATGTTTGATCCACTCAATACCGATAAAGCATGGTATCCATTATCATGCAAGCTTGGCATACGTAAATCACATACCCATTTAGCAGGACTTGCTATACCGTGTGCATTAAAGAATACTATGTATAGTCTATATACCTCATCTCGTTGCCATGACTTTCTACCAGACATGTATGGACTAGCGAAGCTGGTATATGATTTATTATCTGTTTGGTCTTCAGTACCAGCAGAAAACACATTACCACTGTTATTGTTATCAAGATTTATAGTATCTGTGGTAAATCCTATTTTAATGTTAGGGCCTTCCGCTCCTAAAGTAGAGCCATTGCTTTGAAACTTGTACGCATAAGTAGCATTACCGTCATTATAAGGATCATTATAAGGATTTATACCGTCGTGATCTGGTAAATAACTTGACCAGTTGGTGAATGTCTGATTTATCGTAACGTTACCTGCAGTATCTGTAACTAACGCTTGATTAGAAGAGTTAAAACGTACTGCTCTAGCATCCCAATCTCCTATTGAGAATTCTTCTTTAGTTATGTTACTTGCAAATAAACGTTCGTCCTTTATAGTAAGGTCTTTAGCACCAAATAACTCTGTGTGCCCTAAGTTAAGCTCGTCAAGTGTATAAGTACCATAAGAGGTAGCACCTGTATCTAGATAAGATATTGTAGCAGGACTAGAAGTTAATGGAACTTCGCCCACAACTGTTATAGTAGGTACAGAATTAATAGTTTCATAGTGAAGACGTATTACCCTTATATGACTATACTTAGCACTGTCAGGTGTTGTAAAAGTCATACGAACACTCTTACCTGTAGTCTTACTTAAATCTGCTTCACCTTTATAGTAGTAAGAGCCTAAAAGATAATCATTATCTGTGGTTATGTGTATAGTGTTACTTAAAGGAGATATGGAGGTCTCGGCACCATGGTTGTTGAAATACTGAAAAGCATACTGTACTACCCCTGCTTTGATAGCACCGGGGGATAATCTGTCGAGTATAGGCTTGTGAAGTAGGGCTTCTGGTATAAACTCAAACAAGTCTGGTTGAAAGTAATAGTTTACACCAACTGAGTATGGGTCTTTATCTGTAGTTAGACTGTCTGTAATGTTAGCATAACGCATATTGTTATACCCATCACACCAGTATATTTTTTGTATAGTAGGAGTTTCATATGCGCCTACTGACCTTATAGGATATGCTGTACTAAATTTTAAATATCCAGCACTGTTGTTTAAGTTATCATCATATACTACTGCAAAGTCTGTGAAGGACTCCGTAGAAGCATCTATTTTAAATTTAACTATCTTGCTATGTCCTGTTGTAGGAGTAGTAGTCGTATTAGAAGTTAGAAACAATACAATAGTATCACGTATTGTCACACTTCCTACTACATACATGTCATCTTCTGTGAAAGCGTTTAGGTCAGATACCATTGCTCCTGCACCTGTAAATATAATAGGTGAGGATAGTACTGTGAATATTTGTCCTAATGTATAAGCAACGCTATTATAAGTCGCAGTACCTTTAACTACAATGTATCTGTGCCCTGTCTGTAAAGAACAAGGACTTAAAGCAGTAGAAATGTTATTATTACCTTCTATGTTCTCTAAGCCTCCTGTAGACTCTCCTACACTAGTTATAAGTCGTATGTTATGTGCGTCTAAATAACGTTCCTTAGATATCAAAGACTTATCCAAGTCCTTGACCATACCCATCTGGAACGTGTGTACAGCTTGTTTAGCACTCATTATTTATTCTTATTGTAGATTATCTGACGATCACTTAGTGTTGAGAATCCGTTTGCGTGTTCGTGTATCTCAGGTATAAGCCTTAACCACTGATTTTTTATACTCTCAAGTTGATCTATATTAGGCATCATTGCATTACCATAAGCCTTCTTACATGTGAAGTTCCACGAACGTCTAGCATCGTAGTATACCTCATCGCGTACTCTACCTAGTTTCCATTCTGGATAAAGTAGCTTCATTGTTACGTACCAGTATAAAGCTTCTATGAAGTCTACATCGTCTGGTATCATTGGGTAACCATCATTGTCTGTCGGTATAGCTTGATAAGCTAACATTATATAACCATTCCTGATGTTGGTTTTAATGTAGTTGTTGTTTATAAAATACTTGTAAGTACCATCGTAGTTATAGGCTTCCGTCTCCATTCCTATACCGTTACTAGGGTACATTCTGTTTAGCATAACAGTAAGTGTATCCCGTACGTTAGGTTCTACATTTAATTTAAGCAAAGCAGCGTCATAATCCAAACTGTACAGCGACATAGCTAAGGTTACATAGGAACTCTCAGGGAAGGCATTTGATATGGAGCTTACCTCGTTAACTGTCTTACCTACTTCAAAAGAACCTGTACCATATATCATAGGATAATAAGGTCCTGTAACATTCTCTGAGAAACTAACCTGTATTATTGAATGAAAGTCATTAGGTAGTTTAGCTTGATAGTCAAATACCTCAAGGAAGGGGTTACCGTCTTTACCTGCTACCTTATTTATAAACGATGGAAAAGCGCCTATCTTTAGTAGACCTTCAGCACACCATTCAATCATGTCTGTTATACGGTGGTCACCTTCTTTTAAATCTAAGTCTGTAAAGACCTTTGCAATTACTCTTTTTACACTTGTAGTTTTATACAACATAATTATTATTTTTAAAAACCCACTTATACCCAGACGCTGATTTTCTTTTTCCTAAAGCAACTAAACTTATGTTTACTTGTTTATTTCGGTTTCCTAAAAATACAGCTGCTTCAACTGCAGATTCAAATTCTTTTAAAGGTTGTTTTGTTTTTTTATCCAGCATGATTATTGCTTTTTTCATATTCTTAACTCTATAAGAATTTAACGCACTTATAGATTGTTTTTTTCTAACTTTTATTAATTCTTCATTAGTAAGTCTACAAATTCCTCTTTTACCTTTTTTTGAAACAGATATTTTTAGTTTTGTAACTTCACTGCAAATACAACCCAATGAACTACCAGCAACATATAATATATTATATTCTGGTTTTAAATCCAAGTATTTTTGTTCTATAAATAGTAAAGTATCCTTAATTGGCTCGCAGAGCTCTAGTATGTTGAATTCAAAATGTTGTTCCCCATATTTGTTCCAAGCTCTCTGTAACTTTATAGACTTATGGTTATTGTTCCACAAAGAATATTTATGTGACATAAAACGCTTACATATATCAATACTACTACCAATATATCTATGACTATTTAATTTATTTCTTATTTCGTAAATCCCTGACATTCAGTAAGTTTGTATATCATATTATTTAAATTATTCTTCTATTGGTAATTCAGGTTCAATAAATGTAACCTCTTGTTGTGGTAGTGTGAGTAATAGTTCTCTTATTGATATAAATTCATCGTTTGTTAATACGTCTAATGGTAAACAATAACCTTCAACTACTTGTGTAGGATCAAGTGCGGAATAAGTTCCGTATCTACCACGTACTTGATTAGCCTGATCTGAATTTAATAATATCATTTTCATTAAAATGTTCCTCCTACATTATTATAGAAATAAACTAATATATTATAAAGAGTAGTATGTTGGGAATTACTCAAGGACCCTCCTAGAAAAAAAGCTTTTGTACCATTTAACGTTGAGTTATATATTTCGTTATAATTAGAACCGTTTGATGCTACGTTAGAAGCTGTTGAATATTCTGACACATATGATCCATCTCTAAAAAACTTTCTGTATAGACTTCCGTTTGGTGAACTATTCAAACTCATAAATTGTCCTTCTGTTGTATTACCACTATAGGCAGCATATGTAGCAGAAGAGTAATAATACCATCTAGCTGAGGAACCGTAATTAATTAATCCATTCGCAGTGCTCCCACCTATAACAGATGAGCTTGCTACATTAGGTTTATTGTAAACCATCTGTCCTATTGAAAAATCAGTACATTGATTATAATTAACTTTCTGTGTATTATTATAATTTAAGTCTAGTTTTTTAGTAGTACCTGTAGTAAATCCTTGCTTAGCAACCCAGGGACAACTATTTATGTTAGTAGAATTATGTGCATTCTTCACCCAATTTAAATGAGATGCTTGCTCTGTATGTAATCCTCGTATGTAAAAAACATCTAGTTTACTGAAAATACCAGCATCTTTTAAATCCTTTATAGTTTTATTAATTAACAGTTTTAAAGAATTGGTAGGTTGACTAGACATTCTTGCAAGTAAAGAAACTGTTTCAGATTCTAAATTAGAATACACTTCAATAGTTCCTTGGTATACTTTATTTACTTGAGACGTACCAATATAAATATTACTATATTGTGTTGTACCTATATACATTATACTATAAAATATAAAGTAGAATTATCCCACGTGCCTAAAGCATTATATGAAGATTGTGAACCAACCCATACAGACATTGGTGAACCTAATGGACCTTGTGCCCCGGTAGCACCAACTAAAGATGCTAACCACTGTGCTTCAGTACCAACATAACCGTTCTCTAAAGCTACCTCGTATGCTGATATACCAGGTATGCCTTGTACTTTTATCGTGTCTTTACCCAGCTTTAAATAAGTATTCTTATTAGCTGAAGAAACATTACCTTCATTACCGTATAGACTCATTATGCTCTTTCAAAATAATCATTTTCTCTTGTCTTTACAAGTCTTGCAACTTCACGCTTGATTGCTCTAGCGGGTTTAAATATGTAGGCAGTCTTATTATCAGTCATGCTTTTTTTACGATCCCAGTAGAATCTGTAAACATAACCATTACTATGTTCGTTAAACTGTCGTACTTGTTTGTTCTGTTCCTTGGACTTGTCCCAGTCCATAACCATGTTCTTTAAAGACTTGTACACAGGTTTGTGTTTAACAACTGTTATCTCTCCCAACCTAAAAGGTAGACATATTGTAGTAGACTTGTAAACAAGCTGTTCTGTCATATGCTTTAGAAACATGGTTGTTATATCTCTGTACTCGAGGTACTTTAAATAATAGTCTGAACCTTCAGGATACTTAATTAAATAGTCCTTGTAACTATCTTGTATAGTATAAGGATTCTGTATCTTATTCTTGCCTATACCCATTACTCAGCGTTTACAGACACTTCGTTGGAACTGTCATTCTTATTGTCACTTGGTGCTTGAGAAAGTATACCAAGCTCTTTGGAGAGTATCATCTCCTTTAATACAGGTACCATGTTAGCTGGTATAGGATAAGCATCTCTGTATTCTAGTGTAACAACTTCAGAATTAGGATTAATATAGTTACCTACTTCAGTTGGAACTTCAAATATACCACGTACTGTTATTGACTCTAAGGGAGTTGGATAAGTAATGTATAAATGTTTATTACGTAAGAATGCTAGAGGGTTGTTGGCGGTGAAGCGCTTATACTTCTGCCACTTAGTCCTTCCCTCTGGTACGAGTTGAATCTCGTTTCCGTCTATAGTGCCTAGGTATGTGAAGCCCGGCTTAAAGTTAAGGTCTAAGGTTTTAGGAACAGCAAGCTTCGTTCTCAGAAAGAAGGTCTCTGACTTGAGGTCTACCTCCTTAGATTGATCTACAACTTCCAACAACAACCCTGGAATCTCTTGAATGTAATCTGGATTAGGCATCTTGCCTTTATCCATATCTTGTTTAATAAGTAAAGCCCTATACTGATTAATCCACTCTTCGACTTGTCTACGTGTTATAGTTTCACTTTGTGTAACTTTGCTACCACGTATTATGTTGAGTAAGTCAGTAATTATATTGTCTAGTGTAATGAATGTAATCATATCTATTATTATGCGCCAAGTATAAGACCTTGTGAGCCTATCCCTGTCTTTTTAATATCTTGTACCATTTCTCCAAATGTTCCTGGATTGTTATTTGTAGCTGTGCTAGACGACCATGGGTTACCAGCGCCCCCTGCATCTGCTAACGCTTCGCCTGTAGAACCTGGTGTATTATGGTTAGCTACTAATTCGTCCCATATAGCATCTACCAATTGTTCAGTAGTAGCAGCTGATTCGTTAACATATATGTGTGCAGACATATAAGCCTTGCCTAGTATATTAGCATAGTTTACACTGCCTGTACCTTGTGCTGTAGCTAACATGCCTATGATAGCACCCATATTAGCTTTAGTAACTGTACCAGACCCTGAAATATTAGTCGCCAGCATCTTGAGGATACTAGCCATTTGTGCTTTGTTAACGCTACCAGTACCTGTTACGGTAGCTAACATCTTAACAAGGTTTTGTAGATTAGCGCTTACAACTGATCCTTGACCAACTAACGCATAAGTAGAGTTACCTAAATTTATTGCATTAGCCATTAAAGCTTTGTATACAGTACCGGAACCGTAATCTAATACAGCAAGACCATTAGCTTTTATAGCTGGAGCCCAAGTATAGTTAGGAGTATAACCTGAAGGTATGCTGTTATTTTTATTTAAAGAAGAATATCTGTTTAGATTGTTAGCTTGATTACCAACAGACCATCCCCATACACCGCTATAGTAACCGTGTATAGTATAGGTACTATTCTTATAAATATATGTGTTACCTATAATCATTTATTAACTCCAAGCTGCAGTTAAATAACCTTGATACATACACGGGTTAGGTATTACCGCACCAGCGAATATTATAAATCCTAAACAGTTACCTTTCTTCAGTTCAGGTAATGCCGGAAGTTGATTTAAGAAATCTCTTTCAGAAGCGTAGAAAGCTGCGGTGATAGGAATAGCTGCAATTGGTTTTACTAACACTAAGTCTACAAATCCTGCTGAAGCTGATGCTGCTGAGAATGCCGCTGACTGGCAATCTACTAAACCTAAGTCACCTTGTGCAAAAGGTAAGAAAGGACCGAAGTTACCTGCAGCAACTCCACTGTGTCCTAAGTGTCCTACGATAGCAGAAGCTGTGTTAGATACAACAGCCCCTAAGTCTCTAAGACCTTCACCGTTTTGGTTAGCGTACTTCAAGAAGAAGTTCTGAGCGTTAGCTCCGTTAGTTGTGTTAATAGAATAGAAAGCTCTAACTCCTTTACCATCTGTATATCTCTGTAATCCAAGACCACATGACACATCGTCTATATTAATACGTATGGCATCTGAAGGTGTTATGCTAAACACTGCTGAGTTACTTGTAGCTGTTATAATATCTACAAATGTACCGTTACCTGTTATTGTACGCGCAGGGGCTGTGGCACCACCGTAAGCACACTGTAATGTACCACCAACTGTGTAACCACTTACAGTATAACGTACTGTATATACTCTACCAATTACTGGTGTGTATGTAGTAGTTTGTGTGAGTGTACCTGTACCACTTGTATTCTTTGCAACGTTGTTAGAGTTGTATGCCCAACCAGAGTTTAATGTCCAGCCGGTAGCAGCACCTGTGAAGGTTCCATTTGTTAAAGTGTTCTGTACACCTAACACTGTTGTACTTGTAGTGTTAGTAGCAATCTTTGGATAACTACCTAAGAAGTCACATAACATTAATACTGACGGAGCACCTGCTGCTACGTTAGTCCAAGCACCGAAGTTAAGTAAGTGTTTTGTATCTGGGTTAACTGCACCCCCCATAGGAATATCTAAATCTTTAGAAGCTGCATTTGTTGCTACAGTATCATCATAAGGAACGAAGCCTGATGATAAAGAGGCGTAAGGCCTTATGTAAACAAGGTCTACTGTGGCAGCAGTTATAGCTGCAGCTGCTGATATAAGGAATGTAGAGTTAGAACTACCGGCAGTAACAGTCTCTGTGAATGTACCGTTAGCTGCTCTAGTAACACCTGTCCCACCTCCTATAGAAAGTGTAACGTTTCCTGAACCAGCGTAAGAACCTAGTGTCCATATTACTTCATATACCTGTCCTGCTACACAGTCTATGTCCTGCTGTAGAGTTTCAATACTAGCAGTGTTAGCCTTGGTCATCAAGTGTGTACCTGCAGTCCATGACCATCCAGCACTGAATGTCCACTGTGCTGTACCTCCTAAGAAGTTAAAATTAGATATAAGGTTACCGTGAATGTAGTCTGCTGGAAAACCTCCAAACCCTGTAAGGTCATACCAACGACCAGCAACAACTGTACCGCCAGTAAAGGTTTTCATCCAGTCCTGACGAAACTGTTTTCCGCCAGTCATTTCACTTATTAATTCATCGAAGCTTGCAAATCCCATTTGTATATTTTATTAATTCCAGACTGTTTCAATTAGTCCTGTTGTTACTGTAGCCGCGGCTGATCCATTCACCTGGCCTATAAAATTTAAATATGCCCCGTCTTGTATTATAGGAAGTTCACCTTTCATAAGTAAACAGTCCCACTCTTGCTTTGCAGGGGCTACGTTATATGTTGTTACTGTAGTTAATACCTTACAAAGAACCAAAGCTGCTAACCCTCCGTTAGGGGCCATGAAAGTAATTGATACTACTCTCTTTATGTAGTCACCGTCTGGAGTATTTATAAACGTACCTGATGCCCCAGCAGAAGCACCTGAATGTACTATAGTGCCGATGTAGGTATGTGTATTGGTAGTTTGTAATCTAGTAGTCTTTAACTGGTCGTTTTGATTGATGTAGTCTATGGTGAAGGATGCTCCTCCTACATACGGGTTAGTAGCTACTAGAAAAGCTTTAACACCTACACCGTCTGTATACCTAGGTAATGTTACAGTATTATCGAAATACTGAGGGTCTGTGCTATCCATATCTATAAGCGGATAGAAAAGTAAATAGTCCAATGCATACATCTCCATAGGAGTTATTGTTGCAGGAGGAAATACAAAATCTATCTTTCTTAGTATCTTGGTAGCAGGAGCTACATTACCTCCGTGCCATATCCCATAATTAGTATTAAGCAACGTTGCTGTTAGCGCATCCCCTGTATAGAAGTTAGCTCTAGGATTGCCAGGAGCCATTGAGAAATCAATAACACCTGTAGCTGTAGAAGCGATAGCAGGTACTTTACGAAAGGAAGTAATACAATTCTTACCGCCTAAATAACACTGTTCTACAAGTTCTCTTAATTTCTTTATTGACATTACAGTAAAGTATCTACGTATGATTGAAGCACAACTGAGTAAGCATTTAATGCTTCAAGCTGAGCCTTAATTGTATTTATAACTGTGGTATGTTCGGTGAATTTAATAAACTCACCATTCTCATCTTCCACAAGTACACCTTCAACAAGATTGTATCTAATCATATTAATCCTCTTGAAAGATTAAGTCTCCGGCTGAGAACTGAGGCTGAATACCCACACTAATGTTACGTGGGCTATTTAACTGCCCTGAATATAAAATCTGACCAGCACCACTAGCAGCTGTACCAACAGCAACGTAAGTGATTGTATCTGACCCTACTGTACATAAAGCAAATTGTATTAATGCAGTATTACTTGCCTGGTTACCAGAGACTGTCCATCCACCAGCTGTACGTGATACTGCAACCCTACCATATGAACCTGAATTATATGTAGCTTCACTTGTTGTTTGTGAACCACCTTCACCCGGGTCTGCTGTATGTAACGATACGTAAAGGTCAGTATTACCTGTACCCGATAGTGTTCCAAGATATGAAGGTAATGTCTTATTAAATATAAGCAACATTAAATCGTTCTCGGCTGTATTACTTTTACTCATTTTAAATTATGTTATTGTTATGTTAACAGACGCAAGAGTTGCATCTGGGTTGTATGAAAATATCTTTGTAACGGTGTCTGTTAGTCTAAACCAAACTATAGTTGATACAGTGCTGTCTGGATTATATACAAATGTTTTATATTGTCCATCAGCGTAGTCGATTCTAGTAACTAAACCATCTGAGTAAGTGTAGGTACTATTAGAAAGCATTGAATCGCCACCACCCCCTGTACCGTCTAAACCATCTCGACCAGGTCTACCATCGCGACCGTTAGCCCCATTTATTATAAAGTAGTCTACACCTAAAATAGGCTTATCGCCTTTTTCTCCTTTAGGTCCTCGTTTACCATCAGTACCTGGAAGTCCTGATTCACCACGATCTCCTTTATCACCTTTCTCACCACGTTCACCAGGTTTACCATCGGCTCCGTCTTTACCTGATGGACCACGCAAACCTCTTTTACCTTCAGGTCCACGTTCACCACGTTCACCGGTAGCACCTACTGGTCCTGGTTCCCCACGAGAACCCTCAGGTCCTGTGTCACCGTTTCTACCATCAGTACCAGGTTCACCTTTAGGCCCCTGTATATCTTTCAGTGCTATTATGTTGTACCACTTACCTTCATCAGCATAACCCCACTGTAAGTGAGTATCGCTGGTATGTAACTCTAGCTTACGGCCTTCAGGACCAACAGGACCTACTTCACCTTGTGGGCCTTTAGCCCCCATGAAACCTTGTTCTCCCTGCTCTCCTTGTGGTCCCTGTTCACCAGTTATATCTTCAAGGTAAACAAGTGTATACCACTCGTCTGTACCTATGTAATGCCACTGTATTGAATCGTTAGCCTTACGTAACTCTATTTCTCTACCATCGCTACCGGAGGCACCATCAAAATAGTGTACACCTTTAACAGGTGAATAATCACTATCTGTAGTGTCTAATAGAGAACGTAGTAAAGCTTTACGTTTGCTTGAGATTGGAGACATTATTTAACTACTGCGTTGATTAATATATAGGTTACTGTACCTATTAAAGCACCGCCAAGTATATTCTTTTGACGTTTCTGCTTCTTATCATGTTTGGTTATACCTTCGATTTGAATCTTGTAAGCTTCCTTCTCTTTGGTACATATATCCATCTGTGATAGATATACGTTATTCAATGCCTTTAGTTGCAGTATTTGGTTATCCTTTGTGAAGGACAATCGTTTTAAATCCACTACAATACTATCAAGATTGTTATTTATATTAAACAACCCGTCTCTTTCTATGAATGTATAATGTATCTTCTTTACTTGAATAGAGTCGAAAGGGTACTTCAATTCACCAATAGGTTTAATTCTCTGATTGATGTATTTGAATGAGCTATCGGCAGACACAGCTGCTACGTTATTCAAATCAGTTTTCAAACTATCCTTAAGAGCTGAGATAGCTTTCTCTTGATTAGCAATAACCTTTTCCTTCTGTGCTATTGTAGCATCTTGTTCTTTAATAGTTTTAACGTAGACAACTCTAAGAGAGTCTAGGCGATGTTTCTCCTTCTCTACAATACTATATAAGGTTTTAGATGAAGATAGCTCAGAACGCATTAGAAGTAGGTCTGCACGCATTCCAATACCACGATAGATAGTTATACCAGCCAACAGAGCTAAAGCCATAATGACAGTAGTCTTTGTTACATACTTCTTAAGCTTAGCTATAGAAGTCTTTACATCCTTTATATTCATGTTATTATTTATTTAGGTTCTTCAGTAAATTCAGAAAGACCTGATACTGTTGCTACTGCTAAGCTTAATATAAAGGTTAGCAGTATTTTGTGTTCATCAGATAGAGGGCCTATAGCCACAGCTCCAATGTATAACGGTAAGCTCCTTGAAAGAAACTTAGATACCATTTTCCAACGCTTGTTTGTTGGCTTCGAGTAGTTACTTAGTTTTAAGGCCATATCCTTATTTATAAGGTTCGTACGTCTTTTTATTATTTACAGTTTTCATTTTTAGTACTTGCATACGTAGAGGGGTTTTGTAAGTATAGCTAACATGTACCCAATCTGGTTCTGTATCAGTACCAGCTTCCCATATGAGTTGGTCAAACTCTAAATGGTCTTTGATATAATCAAATATCTCTTTGTTAGTTGTTCCACCAAATTTCTCTGCATCTAAGTCCATGGCTTCACCGGTCATGTGTTGACTATTCTTTGCGCCCTTCATAGCTTTGTTTAAGGCTTCTGAACGAAAGCAAGAACTTATATAGATGGGTACCTTCAACGCTTCCCTCAAAGGTTCAAATATCTTTAGAGCTGTAGTCTTAATGCGCTCTGTCTGACCCCCATTAGGTTCATTGGATATACCTAGTCTTTTAGCTGTGTCACTATGTACTACTTCAGAGTACAGTACGTGTGTGGATATACTTTCCATTTATTATACTCCTATACCAAACAAGTGAGCTACTAACATGCTTGTTAGTATTGTACCAACTGCTATGCCTACTGTAATCAACGTGTTTGTTTTTGTTTTACTAGATTCTATAGAGAATATCCTCTTTTCATGATCTGCTATTTGTAAAGAAGTTCCATCTTTAATATCCCTAATATCATTTCTAAGACTTTCCATACGTGTCTTCAATTCTATTAGTAAGTCATGATCGTTAGACCCTTTCTCTTGAAGTACCTTAATTGAGTTGGCAGCGGCGTCAGCCACTACCTTAGCCGCCTCTCCGGCAGCAGCAGAGATTACTGAAACAGCCTGAGCAGCTGCGTGTTCTATATCCATTTTAGCTTGAGTAACAGAATTAATATGTGATTTATTTTCTGACATTTCTTATTCATTTATAATTCAATATTATAGTTTGAGTCACATATTCTATTAATCCTAGATATGACTTCAACAACTTCTTCTGTAGTAAAGAAATTGTTATTGCTGTAATCCGACTGGTAGAAATAATCCACCATAATAGTTACATAGTAACCTAATATAGTATTTCGTAGACGGTCGTTAAATAGGTCGCTATGACCTAAACGTTCTTTACGATTTAAATCGTCCATGTAAACAGACTGCGCATACTTAATGTATGTAAGATAGTCTGTAATTTGTTGTTGTGTTGCAGCCATTTTATATTGGTTAACCGTAGGCAATTACGTCCCCTACGAAAGTTATTGTGCCTGTACTTCCTAGCGTAGCTTTGTTAGTACCACTGTATTTGAATAATAAGTCTGTTCCACTAGGAAAGAATCGCCATGCTGAGAACCCATAAGAAGTAGTAAACGTAGGAGAATCTATAGGTGCCTTTAAACCTAAGGCTGTTGTAATATCTGTTTGATTTGATAGAGTACCTGTAATACTACCCCATACTCCACCTCCTCCAGAACCTCCTGCTTGACCGTTGAGAACACCATTAGCGTCTATTGTAAGATAGGCGCCTACTTTAATACCTCCAAGTAAATTAGTGGTTGCTTTAGGTAATACGTAATCATACTCTGCATGTGTATGCCCTACCTCTGAATAAGCGGTGGTATCTAGAGTCCAGGTATTAGCAGCAGTCTTACGTAAATTAGCTGCTGATGTAAATCCAAGTCCTGATATAGCTGTTAAGTCGGCATCTAAAGGCTGTAACGAATCTGTAATACCATACCCTGCTAGAGTAGTAGGTTTACTTGTTATAGTACTCCATGCTCTGGTATCAGCTTTTAGTTCTACTTCAGCAGCATCTATTTTCTTAAGTTCGTTAACAGCTGTATCATATAGCAGAAAGTAATTACTAGTAACAGTGTCTGTATCAACTGTACCGAGACCTACCTTATACGATAGATTCTCAGGTACAAGTTTAGCACCAGACATATTCCAATAACTATCTGCGTTGTTACCACTACCTACTATTGAGATAGGGCTAACCATAGGTAATGTGGTTATAACAGAACCTGTAGCTATTGTTTGGTCACCTCCTATTACTACAGGTCCTGTAGAACTACCAAGTGTAATTACTGCCATTGAGTACTAATCTTTCTAATACGTATAACTGGTTGATTACCTGTTCTTCTCTACCCACTATTGCAGTAGCTATCATAGAATCATAGTAACCTTTCATAAATATAATATCTAGTACTTCACGTTCGTGATTATAGTCACACTCGTATGAAGTAGGTATAGTCCTTAGCAATCCGTATAAAGAACTCTTTACAACTCCATCTATAAGTACAGAGGCGTCTGTATGAGTCTCAGTACCACCAAGACCTTTCTTCCAAGTATATGTTATTGCATATATACCGTCTGGTAGCTCATCAGCAGATGTGCCTATAGCTACCGTACTAAGTTTTAAGTTAGCACATGTTAAATTCCACACTAACGCAGATACAGAAGTATGCGTTCCTAGAAGAGCGTGTAAATCTATAGTGTCATAAGACACTGTAACATTATCAGAAGTAGTAATAGATATGTCTAACTTCAGAGTGTTACTAGAGCTATCTATAGTAGATACATCCGGATTAGGCGCTCCCCATCCACCTACATTGGTGCCAGCGTTATAAACACCGGTTGTGTCTGTTATAGTTAATGTTTTACTGTCACCTGATTCGGCAACACTGAATAAGAGAGCTAAAGCCATACTTCAATTTATTCTGTTACTTTAGCAACTTCTTCTTTAGGCTGGTTAGCCTGAGGCTGTGCTTGAGCAACAATGTTTTTAATAAGTTCGTTAACTGTCTCAAAAGGCAGTTTCTGTAAACCAAACAATACAATGTTTAGTTCCTGTTCTGTTAATTCTAACTTAAACTTCATACTAGAAAAGTACTACATGAGCTACAAAGCCTAATACGAAACATATGAATCCTACAATTCCGTACCAAACCTTATCTTTAAGTTTACCTTTTATTAAGTTTTTAACTGAGGCATTACCAGCATTCTGTGATAAACCTGTGTTTTCTTTCTGTTCTTCTACTATTTTTCCCATTGTTTTATTTATTAATTATTAAGAGGAAGCCCCTATGTTTATGTATAGTATTTGTCCTGGTGTTAAAGCAGACACTGTTACGTCACCAGTTACGTTATTATTTGAAATTTTATTCATTGTAGTATTACCTATCAAGTGTGTTAGACCTGGATTGTCGTATACTTTTACTGGTATGTTTGAACCAGAAATAGTATTAGGAACTGTACCCCAGGTTATATTCAACGTTGTTGAACCTATAGATAATCCTGAATTAACAGACGTACTTGCTAAAGTATAATCCGATGAAGAAAATGCGTATACTGAAGGAGGAGTACCATCTTCGTGTTTTAAATGTATTGTACATTCAGTTCCAAATGTATTAGGGTGTGATATCTCTAACCCAAATATAATGTCTTGATTTATTTCTGCTCCGTTATTTACACCTGTAGGTTGTATTGATATAGCTGTACCATCGTCCCAAGCATTGTAGTTAGCAGTAACAGAGTTGCCTCCAACACCTCCTTGTTCAGCCAAAGGTATGCTCCAATGTGAAGGTATAGTATTTGGTCCTGAATGTGCCGACCCGTTAGGTCTCCATAACCTTATCTTTTGTACAGCATTGCTATTATAAGCCCATGTAAGTTGAGTAACATTAGTAGTTGTATCTGATGTATTTCCTGCTATTAACCAAGGTCCCATAGTAAATGTACCTGTAGATTGTATGGTCTTGCTACCCCAAGTCTCAGAACCACCTCCAGGTAACTCAATGTAGTTTGAAGGTTGAGAAGAAGACTGTCTCCATGTAGTATCCTGAGTGGGTGAAAGATACAGATTCCAAGTATATGTACCTACATCTGTACTAGGAAAATCTGTCATTGCTTTACTGGACAAATCAGTCAAGTTAGCATCAAAATAAACATCTTGACCTCCTACACCAATAGAACTAACTAAGGCTCCTGTCTTATAAAAGTGTAGAGTACCTATATTTAAGTGTACCCCTATACGATAGTTAGCTGATGTATAACCTAAGTCGGAAGGTAATATCTTTACTGAATTATGTGGAGCTTGGTTACACTTAACCCACCAATGTCCTGTAGAATAACTAGGGGTTAATGAAGGTGTAAGTGTTGTACCATGTGCAAATACAACATCACTAGTCAAACAGTATATAACAGGGCCAGCGATATCAGGATCGTGTTCATATCCTCTGAAGTCCCCTAATCTACCTGGCTCATCTGGACTACCACCAGGACTACCACCACGTGGTGCAAGATATGCCCAGAAAGCTTTTGTACCATCTATTATAGTACCTCCGTATTTTACGTTAAGTCCATACATCCCAAAAGTATCCTGCGGCCAATATGCCCCTAATCCTGCATCTCTAATTGGTTTATATCTAGACCATTTATTAATACCGTTAGCAGCACCTGGGGTTGCTTTATCAAATGTACAGTTTGTAAATAAACTATATGTGCTACCACCTATAGTAGATTTAACTGTATTTAAACTTATATTTGTTGTACCTAAGGCCATATTATGTACTATATGCTATTACATCAGCTGTTGCTAGAATTGTTCCAGTTACAGTTGCTCCTGTATTAGTTAGATTTAATCTTAGTGTGCCCCCCATACCACCGTATACATTAGCATTAGCTGTTCCGTAATTATAGAACCTTATTCCATGAGTAGAAGTAATTGTTGTATTACCATCACCTGCACAAATACCGGTTTGGGTTCCGTCGTATTCACCTATTCTTAAAGTTGCTACATCATTAGATTCTATAGTAACCGTGTCATAAGTATTGTTAGTAATGTAATCACTAACACTTCCTTTTACAACTCTAAAAGCAGGACCAGCTGTTGCATTACTTGTGTTATACCAAACTCCTAAAAGGGCTGTAGGATCTGTTCTACCAACACCAACTCCTGTGTTTGTTATAGTCATACGTGGTGATCCTTGTGTTTCTAAGGAAATAGAGGGAGTATTTTTTAATATTATTTTAGAAGTACCGCCTCTATTACAAAAAATGTTTAACCAATAATCATTATCCACATACATAGAAGCTGTCTGCCTTACACTAGTAGTGTCAAAATATAAATGGTTTCCTACTCCTTCTATTGATATGTCGCCCGTAACATCTAATTTTGAATCTGGAGAAGTATTACCAATACCTATAGAACCAGAAGTTGCAAGAAACAATTGATTTGTTCTGTTATTCCATGTACCTAAAATAAGAGCCTGTTCAGAACCGCCCCCATTATAATCGGTTATTATTCTCTGTGAGGAGCCATACACAGTATCAAACAGTATGCCGTTATTGTTTGTTACACCGCTGTATAAAGCTAGGTTATAGCTAGTACCCTTATAGTTAGTTATACCAGCTGCTGTTACAACACCTGTAAACGTAGGACTAGTAAACATAGTGGATTTAGACTCGTTGGTAACATTGCCTAAACCTACTTGTGAAGCTGATACTGCATGTGGATTAGAATAATTAGTAACGTGTGCCACAGGAGCATAAAGTCCTGAATGGTTCCCCCATCCATAAGCAGTATTCCAGTTAGCAGAGTTATTTGTTATAGATGTACTCCATGTTGAACTACCTGAATAAAGTGCAATACCTGCAGCACCAGGCCATGTCATGCCACCAGAAGTAGCTGATAGTACACCAGCACCGTCTATACTAAGACCTCCACCGTTTATCTTAACGCCTCCTAACGTACCAGCACCAGCTATAGGCAAGCTATAGCTGCTACCAGCAGATATTTCTCCTCTGTTTATTGAGGACTGTGTTTCTAGTGAGCTTAGATATGACACGTTACTTACGTTTGGTTAAGTCTAAAATTATACCTACAACAGTATTTAACTGTTTTAAAAATGCTTCGTTCCTTACTTCGTCAGATTTCAAAGTCATCTCATCAGCTATCTGATATGAAAACTCTGAATCAAAATCGCAATCGAGACCGTAATGACCTAGTCTCATGTTCTCACGTTGTTCTTTATTAAGGTAGTATACTGTGAAATCACATATACTCCTTGTGTGTGTAGGGTCACCGAAGGAACCCATGTAGCTATAATAAGGAGCGATAAGCTTGGCTTTACCACCTGGTTTAAGTATCCTATGAAGTTCATTCATGAATAGTATAAACCCATCCTTATTAATATATTCTTTAATCTTTTCTTTATACTCCTCAAAGCTATTGCTTTCAGCTGTAGCCTTAATTGCGTATGTGTCAAAGGTGCTATGTGGTATATGTTCTATATAGTGTGAGCAATATACTTCATCTACACTACCACTTTCTATAGGCCATGGGTATGAAGTTAAATCCATTTCATAATCTACACCTTCAACTTTAACTTTATCTATGCCAATATAGCCTGGCATTTTACTCTGGCCACAGGCCAAGTCTAGCTTTTTACCTTCAATCATATCTAAAAAACTATGTCCCGTTTAACATCATAATGACCAACAAGAACTCTATTGTCACAAGCAAACTTGTAACCTTTCTCTGCTGCCTTGCGATAGAAGTAGAAATCCTGTGTAAGATTACTTACTCCTTTAATAGGGTCAGCGTCTTGAACAGTCTTGAACCAAGGTTCTTCGATGTTCTTAAACATATCTAGCTTAAATAGATTGAAACCCATACCTAGTGCTGCAGCTGGCTGCACTTCACCTGGTTTAGGTACTAGTGGTTTTGAATCCATCTCCTTGGCATCAGGGTCTCCGAATAGCATTGGGAATGCATTTTCATCAGCCTTAGCCCAATATAAACCTCCAACAACATCATACTTATCTATACTCTCGTATAGTTTAAGTAGACCGTCTGTAGGTGGTAAGTTATCTTCCTCTATTGTAAGTATGTATTTAAACGTACTAAGCCATGGATTCTTAAGTATGTACTTGATTAAAGCATTATAGGCATCATCAACATTCATACTCTCTGCAAATATAGGCCCTGCTACTACCTGATTCATAGGCTTAAGCATCTTCATCCAGGACTGTACTACCCTTGTAGGGAACATACCTCTGGTTGGACATATAATAATAGTAGATAAGTCTTTATACATTTTAGACTTTTCTACATTTTCAATTGAGTGTTCGAGGTCATCGTTGTGTCTACCAGCGGTACTCTCGGCTATAATTCTAGGTTCTTTCGTTCTAGTTTCCATATATAATTTTGTTATATAGATTAATATAAGAAAGGTTTTAGTATCTACCTTGCCAATCTTTATTCATGTATGTTTTTAATCGATGACAGTTTGCACATAATACTTGTAAGTTATTATCGCTATTATTGTGTCTATTACCGTCAATGTGATCTATATCCATCTGGCATAAATGCGTAGGCTTAAAACCACATATACAACACTCAGTACGATTATTGTATATTGGGTATAGATTTCTTTTCTTTCTTTTCTCTGAATTACAATTTGAACCGTATTTTCTTTTTATAGATGCATATTTCTTACACTGTACATTACAGTATATCATATCTATACGTCTAGGTATAAAAATACAGTTGCAATATAAACATTGTCTCTCCATAGATTTTATATGAAAAAGGGCTGAGAGCTAATGCACTAACCCCAAGCCCTTACTCATACTATTTTATTTATAATGCTTATGCATATAAGTAGTCAACATAGACTTCATATGATGCTGTAGCAGAAGCGTTACTTGTGGTTCCTTCGATAATAACAAGCTCAGCATTAGCAGTCAGCTGGTTGCCTCCTGTAGTTGCCATTGTTAAAATTCTAGGTACGGTAACAGCAGCTAATGTAGAGATGTTAGAAGTAGCAACAATGCTAACTGCACCTACTGCAATCTGGACTGTACCAGATGCACCAGTGATAGTAATAGCATTAGGAGCTGTAATTCTAGCACCAGTTACGATAGCGCCTTTAGGGATAATAAGACCTGTGTAAGTTGTTTTAGCTGCGTTCGCGATTGTGAACTCGGCCTTAACAGTCCTATTTGTCATGAATTCGTTTTTACTCTGTGCCATTGTATTAATCCTCCTTATTTAAAATTAAGCTGTAAATGGTCCTACTGGTGCAAATGTACCTGCTGTAGAAGCCATCCAAGGGTTAAGAACGGCGAGAAGAGAATCCATCTGGTTTGCAGAAGCGTTGTTAGGAACGAAGATGATAGTCTTTATTGGAGTCTGCTTAGTATAAAGATTATCAGGAGCAATGTAAGATTTAGAATGCTCGATAACAATCTCATCATAAGTCTCATTCTTAACTGTAGACCAGTCTGGTTTAAGAATTGGCCAGTTAGTCTGGTTTGTGAAACCTTTGTAACCTCTAACTTCTTTCTCAGCGTCTCTAGTAAGAGTCCAAGTACCGTTACCAACAACAGCAGCTGTTGTAGTCTGAGTAGCACCTGAAGCTACTTCGTTACCGCTAGACTGTACTACTGTAAGGTAGGCATTGAATCTAACCATTACATACTCATCAATATCATCAAGAGATGAAGTACATGAAGGAATAGCCTGTCCTGTAAGAATAAGATAGTCTGAACCTGCGTTGAGTGTAGCAACAACTCTGGCGTTGGCTCTTTTGTTTACAAGAGCAGCAAGGGCAGCAGCAGCTGTGTCAACTGTAGCACCTGTTGGGCAAATATATCTGTAAGCGTGAATGAACTGTCCGCCACCTTTCTGCTCCTGAAGATCATGATATACAATCTTAAGAAGAAGCTCGGTACCTGCAGTTACTGTAAGGTTAGTACAAGTAAAAGTAGTTACCTGCTGTGAAGTAGCAGTGTAAGCTTTACCTGTATAGTTTTTAACATAGTGACCTTCAATAGGGTCTGAAAAGATAATTTTCTTAGTTCCAGTTACAAGTGAACCAGTCTCAGTGGTGTAGTTGTAAGTTGTACCAGTTACCTGTCCGATATAGATTGTGTCTGTATCAGCGATGGTAGAACCAGCTGCGAGAACTTTCTTACCTTTGTCAAATACTATTACCTCACCTTCAGCAGAGTTAGCACCTACTGTAAGAAGTGTAGCACCTCCTACAACAGCTGCGTTCCAGCTAATGTCCTTACCAATAAGAACTTTTGTGGGTTTGTTTAACATTTTAATTAATTATTAGTTGTTATTCGTTTTGATTGATTTCGATAGACTCTGTTTGATAACGTGGAGATTCTATGTTTTCAGTTAGTACTTTAACTGCTAACAACACAATCTCTCTGTGAGTGTGTTCCGGCAAATCGCAATCAGTTAACTGAGCTGTAGCCGTACCAGTATTTGTGAAGGCTGTCTGCCCTAACACTCCGGTAAACACTTCTCCTACGCTATACGATGCACCATTATAGGTTACTGTGGAACCAGATACTTTGTATTTAATTCCTTCAACTATGTTAGATGTCCCGGCTGTCTGAGAATCCGTCAGTGCAAGATTTACTCTTGCTGGTTTACGTAAGTACTTTAGAAAGTAATTCGAAATGGTGTACTGTCCGTCTGTAATTAACTCAATACCTTTTTCAGAAAACAGTCTTAATGGTCTAGCAGTACCCAGATGTAAGATATGTTCACTATAAGGATTATTTATCATGGTGCTATATGTGTCTGAAGAACATACAACCGGATAAGTACGAAGAGTCTTACCCACACCTAGTACAGGATGAGTAAAACTAATACTTACTTCGTCATTGAGAAAAAGCATATAATCTGCAGGTAACCCTGTAGAGTCAATATGATATGAATTTGGTTTGAATGAAATTGTATAACCATTAACTACCTCAGTTGCTGAGCTAGATGTGGGGGTTAACACAACCTCTTTAACTAGACTTCTTAAGTCGTCAACTCTCTTCTGAGACTGTTCAAAAGATTCACGTTTGACATTCATTCCTGAATATCTAACTTTAACGAATCTGTCTATTGCCTCGTTTATCCAAAAGTCAATCTCTTCTGTCTTAAAAGCAGCATAAGTCAGGCCTTCGGTTTTATCCAGACCTAACTTAACCGCTAAATGCATTGATTGAATGTTCATTACTTAGAAGCTGTTTCTTTTGTAATTGCGAACTTTAAATCTTGGTTTTCTACTTTATCAATGAAGCTTACGACTTCTTCTAGGTTGTGCCCTATAATGTCTGTACCATACTTGTAGATGTTTTTATTTCTACGTATGATGTTTTTCGCAATGGCGTCTTGTATAAGATACTCAGTATCTTTACGCGTGTTATTAACCCACTTCTCGATAAATGATGCTGGATCGTTTTCAACGATATCACCAAGTTTCTGTTCTACTACCTCAGCACTCATCTCGTCAGCCTTGTTACCAAATATTCTAAGACACTTTCTCATATCTGAGATAGTAAGCTTATCAAATTCACGTAGAGCTGTACGTTTGATTTTGTTTCTGAGATTTGTTTCTTTTGCTTCAGCTTCCTCGTTTATAATAACGTAGTTTGCTGTTGCTTTTCTATCAGCCAATCCATTAGCTACTCGCTTATGGCCTTTTAGAAATAAGTATCTCAATTCATCATAAGGGTCTTCAAGGTCCAATACAAGGTCCTTTACTCCCATCTTAATATTGAATGTGATCCAGAATGGAGACGAAGATATCAAATTCATCCTAAGTTTCTCGCCTAGTCGATCCTCGTCTTCTTTTGTAAGGCCGGTATATATTCTACCAGTCCTTGTTAAATATGGGGATATAGTTGTATGACAGTTTTTATACTGTGTTACTCCCGCCCATAAGTTCCTATTAATAGGTCTTATTACTACTTTCATTTTAGTATTTCCTCGTTATTACGGTATAAACTAAAAGTTCAAACACGGGGCAGCTAGGATGTGAAGCTACCCCATGGAACTAATATTATTGTGATTACTCAGCTTCGCAAATAAGTTCTCCAGAGCTATTTGGGAATCTTAACATGATACCCTGTTCTGAAAGGAAGTTAACTGTGTAACCGTCTTTTGCGTTAGACCTAAGAGTTGTGATAGATTTAGAGTGACCTGAGCCTGGAGCTACAGAACCACCAACATACCACATAACCATTTCGCGGTCTTTGCGAACTACTTTTACCAGGTTAGATTCACCATCACGGCTACCGATATCAACAATAGTGAAACGGTATGACTCGAGAGGTTTACCTGATATTGGATGTAACTTACGGTTGTAAACCAAGTTGTCGTACATCGGGAAATGCTTGAGGGTAAGTTCAATACCGTTGAGCATTTTGTATGTAGTAAACTGTCCACCAAGTGTAAGATTCTGTCCACTACCTGTAACGAAGTTGGTAGCAATCAGCTGGTATGTAGAAGCTTTGTCGCGAAGAACGCGGTCAAATTCTTTCATACCCATCTCACCTGTGAGGGCAACGAATTTACGCTCGTTAGTTCCAAGAATATTATATGAAAGGTCGAAGAGGAATTCCTCGAGAATGTCAGCGGTCAGAGTTGTATAGTAACGTCTGTTAGCTGGAGCAATCTGCTCAAGAAGACCTGCGCCGATATAAACCGGACGACCGTTTGTACCCATAAGGTCTGTGGTACCATCAGCGTTTGCATTGTATTTTGAGTATACTGAGTAACGCTCGATTGTATCATACCACTGACGAATAGCTCTCCACTCCTGGTAGTCTGACCAGAGGTAAGATGATTTGCCAGTAGCTGGGTCCCTGAGGGCGATAACCATAACTGAAGAGTAAGCGTCACCGGTGATATCGTACTGCAGACGCATTGTTGTCAGGTGGTTCCTGAGTTTGAATGGTGTCTGATAGTTCACGATATCAGCTTCTTCGCTGTATTCTTCGTATGCACTACCTTCTCTACTTATCTGTTTTCCAACAGCCAAGAGTGAAGGCGGAATGAATGACTCTGGTTTTCCGTCAGCCATAACCAGGGTATATACGTAGTCCGAACCGTCTTGGTAGGGCTCGCCCTGGATTCTAGCCTGGAACTCTCTGTCGTCAAATGCGACAACAGCACCAGGACCAAACCATTTTTCTGCAACCCAAATCTGGATTGGTGTTCCGTTGATACCGGGAACGTCGGCTGTGCCTATAGAGGCACCATTCCATTTAGCTGCTTTGATTGTAATCGCTTTATCCGATTCAATCATAACTGGCCATTCGTACTGTCTGTTTTCTACTACAAGAGTTTTACCAAGACCCATTGTGAGGAAGTCGAGGGTGTTGTTCTCGTATTTACCAAACACATAAGAGATAACTGTAGATACCTGATACGGCTTAGTAAGCAGTGCGGTGGCAAGCATGTTTTCGTCAACTAAGTCCGAAAAACGTTTGGAACGGTAGAGTACTAGATTGTTTAATGAAGTATTATCCATTTGCCTTGCTTAAATATATGTTAATTAAAATTAGGTCTCCTCAGCTGTCTGCTCACAGTGTCCCATGCATTTAGAGTATTGCTTGAACCACCTTGTGATACTGCGCTGTTTTTCACTCTTTTTCCTTTGTTGGCTAACTTATCCTGTAGATTTTTAGCAGCTTGAGAAGTCGCTTTTTGTGTTACCTTCTGAATGAGGGAATCCCCCTTCATGGTAAAGTATGCAGATTCTATCAAATTTCTATAGTCTTTGGCATAGTCTTTTTGATACTTCGTAAGCCCGTCTGCTTCAGGTTTGAATATGTAATCATTCAACTCTTTTTTCTCTTTAGCAGAAATCGGTATACCGCGAATAGAATCTGTTTTTTCTATACTTGTATATACGTTTTTATAGAAGTTTTGTTGCTGTTTAATAGACTCCTTACGTAAGTTCTCCTGCTCTACTAATAGCTCTTCCGCTTTAGTTTTTTTGTACTCTTTGAGTAACTCTAGAGCATCTTCAGCTTCTTCTTGTAAAGTACCTGAATCTTCGTAACGTGTTATGAATCTATTTATCTTATCTTGTGTATACCCAAGACGTTCAAAATTATCAATCAACACCTGCTTCTGAGCGTTCTCGTCAGCTATGTCAATCCTGTCTAGGTCTGTATTACCGTATACTTCAGAGTAATACTTTTTGAGGTCTCCCCCGTCTGCTACATACTTATTAAGCTTTTCAATCTCTTCGTTAGCATATGATGGACGGGAGCTCTCCTCAACAATACCTTTCATGTATTCGATTACTTCCGCAACCGTCTTCGGTTTGGTTTCATCTCCTAGTTCCCAACCAAGTTCTGTGCTAAAGCGGTCAGTAAAGAAATCTACTACTTCTTGCTCGTATTCACCAAGGTCGGAACTATCTTCATCGTTGGTAGAGGTATTAGTAGGAACTGGTTTTACAACCTCTTCTACTTCCTCATCATCTTCGACTACTTCTTCTTCTTCCCTGATTTCTTCTTGCAGGCCATCTTGTTTAGTTTTTTTAGGTTTAACTTCAGGTTCCCCAGTAATCTCCTCTGGGTCGGTCATCGGGAATTCGTCAATGTCGTTTCCAATCTCTGTAATAGTTTCGAAACCTTCATCGGGACCTGCGCCTGAGCCTGGCTTTACACGCTCGTAACGTGCAAGTCCGTCAACCACAGCTTCGAATCCACCGAAGAATGCGTTATCATTATCTTCTTTTTTTCTCATGTCTTTTATTTTTTAGCGGCTGGTCGAGGCGTTGGTTTCGAAGCAACCTTCTTTTTTATTGCTATTTCCTGTGCCTTAAATTCCTCAGCTTTCATATTCTTGCGAACAGTTTCATCAAGTTGTTTATTTTTTACTTGGTAATCTTTGTCAGTCTTCTCCTTTTGCAGTTGAAGCTTACGTTCTTCCATCATCTGGCCTTCTACATCTGGTGCCTCTTCAGGACCCATGTCTTCGCCCATTAGACTCATCCTAGCTATTTCTAACTGTGTTTCTGCCTTACGTATAGAGTCTTCCTCTTTAATACGAAGCTCGTCTTGTTTAAGAGCTACCTCAGTTGCTACCTGCTGCTGCTGTGCCTGTATAGTCTGCTGCTGTAGTTGAGCTTTGGACTGCTGTTCTTGCTGTACCATAGCGTCTCTCTTTCTATCTACTTCCTCAAGTCTCTGTTTAATCTGATTCATATTGTCAGAAGTAAGTATACTTGCAGCGTCAAGAAGTGTAGCCCCATTCTGCATAGCAGGTTGTAACAGTGTCTTAAGAGACTCGATGTTACGGAACTCCTTGCTTGAATCTGTGATGAATACCCCAAAGGATGAATAAGGGAAGTCTTCAGATATCTGTATAAATTTACGTGTCATATCATTGAGTACGTAGTACAGATGCTTTCTATCACTGTTACGCCAAGCTGTCTTAGAAGCTTCAAGTAACTGTGTATATACACGTTTCTTAATACTGTTATGTACCCAGAATAATATTTCCGTAATGTGTGAGGATTGAATGACTGAACGCTCTACGTTTCCCACAAGTTCGCTAGAACTTATAGAACCTTGTCTCTGCCTGGATACACCTGAGAGTTCACCAATCATCTCCTCTATCTTATTCATCAAATCAATGTAGTTAGCTATAACGTTAGTCATAGTTAAATCCTGTGCGCTGATTTGATTAAACTGTGCTGGTCTACCACCTTCACGACCTGGAACATCCCAACCTTCTTCATAAGGGTTGATGAAGTTAACTCCAAGTGCAGTTAAGTAATGTAACCATTTGTTTACATCTACGTTCATAGACTTAGGTATCTGGGTGATATCCATGTTGATAATCTTACCTTTATCCCTAGACAAAGCCAGTTCAAGCCTATACCATATTATTATATACATATAAGCAAGTGGTTTCATCACGTCTACCAACGATCTATTAATTGAGTTGGTATCGCTGTACAAGCTACCTATATAAGGAAGCTTAGCGTTGTTTGGAGTCTCTATAGATATGTCTTGATATGATAAAGGCTGTACACCTACATAGATGTCATCCCCTATTCTATAACCTTCCCATATTTCAGTAACCCAATCCCATTCTATCGTCTCTCCTGGTAATGTAGGATACTCCTCATCTACCATTTCGACTTTCTCTTCACCATCAACTACAGATGATACAAAGCCTACTTTCTTGAAAGACCTCCATGTGGCGTGCCATACGTCAACATAACTTGCCTGTAGATTGGAATCAATACCTGCATTTTGAGTATCAACAGTTTTAAACTCAATCTTATTAAACTGGTCTTCACTTTGTGTAGATGCGGAAGCTCTGTTCTCTACCATGTCTAAGACCTTCTTCAAGTCTGAGGTATCCATGATATCATTGAACCTGTCATATATTGAAGTAGGAGTCATACGCATGTGACGTACTGCCCAATCGCCGTCTTCAATATTATCTAATTCAGGGTCGTTATCGTGTGAGAACTCCATAGGATTTACACGCTCAGCAATAGGTTCGCCACTATGTATGCCTACATAATGCACCTCTTTGCCAGAGATAAGACCGTCTTTCAAACCCTTTATAAAAGAGTCATCCAGACTGTTTACCATACGTAAATACTCAAGTGAGCTATGTGCTGTAACCTCTGCTGGGTTAACATACTCACTAGTTACATAGTTGGTTATTTTCTGTACTTCTGCCTCAAAAGCTTTCTGGGCTTCTTCCGAATCCCCACCGTTCTCTATTTGTTTCTGAACGTCTTGTATTAATGTTTCGAGTAGAAGTTGATTGAGTTTGTCTCTATTCTTAGAACCTGCTTCATTGTTAGTTTGATACACAAGAACGTTGTTAGGACGCTTGCTTTCCTCACCAAGAAGTAGGTTTATCTTAGGACGTATTATGTTGAAATTCTGTAAGGATGCTGGGAAGCTGTCGTCAACTTTAAATGGGTTGGTAACGTATTTTAAATCAGCTTCGTTGAATATACCATTGTACAGGTCGTAGTTAGTCTTCATCCGGTCACGTTCACCAGATAAACTGTTTGCTCTACCGACTATTCCATCAACGCACTTTTCACGCCAGTCTTTATTCTTCTGGCTGATAGATAGTTGCTGGGCCGGAAAATCGGACCTCTTAATATTATTGAACATTTTTATTTTCTAAAGATTAATAAAGCGCGGTATTTGGTTTCTGAACAGTGGTACCTTAAATAATTGTCTGCTCTTCTCTTCTTTACCCGTTTGTTTTACATGTTGTGTGTGTAGTTCTTCCTTGTATACCATGATTAGCATAAAGGCTATTACTCGGTCAAAGTTACCTTCCCTAGTGTAGGATATCAATTCCTCTAGTAAAGGCTCTGACATTATCTTAGTTAAATTCTTTTTACCTGGTTGGTACTCTTCTTGTAACCAGTC